TCCTAAATGTGTGTATTCGTAATCGCAATTATTTTTTGTCCAATATTTACAAGTTTTACATGTATTCATTTATACACATCTCCATTTTCTTTGATTTTTTTGTCTTCATATGGAGCTACCACTCTACGATAAAGTTCCAATTTACATCCTTCCAATGCTCCCAATACATCATTAAGTGTACTATATGATAGAATATGTTTTCTTATATATTGCGTAATAAGAGATGTAATCTGAAAATTAAGCTCTCCTGCATTATCGGGAACTGAACCACTAAGTAATGGTACTCGTTTTTCTTTTCTTATATATGGCATCTTTTTTTCCTTTTATCCCATACAATGTTTAAGATATTTTAGTAAATAGTTAAAGGCTTGAACCCTGCCCTGATTACGATATATAGAATTAACATTTTCTTCTATATCGTTATCATCCCTTGCTTCATTTAACATAGCTTGAACTAATTTCATAACTATGAAAACTGTATTGGGGTCTTTTTTGGCTTTTAAGTCTGCAATGATTTTTCTGATATCTACATCTCCACCTATTACTGGCATTTCTCCTCCTCTTTTACTTGCTTTATAATTACTCCGATTGAAACAAATATCAATATTACTATCTGAACTAAAAATGGAATTGCAAACAGTTCCCAACTATCACCCTTAACAGATACTTTTCCTGCTATCCACATTAAAATACCATTAATTAATACTACTAAACTTAAACTTAACATTGCCTTCTCCTTTCTCTTGTTTGATTTTGTACTCCATTCCAGTTTCCATACAATAAAGAATTTCTTCATTGGAATAATTCATGCATGGAGTAAGCTTTTCTCTTTTGCTAATTAAAAATTCTCTATATTGTTCAGGTGTCATTTCTTATCCTTTTCGATATTATAGCATAACCGATTTACTTTTGTCAAGAGAAAAAAATACTGAGAAGGGAGGGAATTTAACCCCCATTAACTCACTATCACCCTTCACTATACTTCGATGCATCTCCATATAGCTACTCGGCTACCTTCCCTATGGTCAGGGAGGTAGGACTTGAACCCACGACCACTCCGTTCCAGGCGGAGGACTCTACCAACTGAGCTACTCCCTGTGGTGGGAAGGGAGAGAATTGAACTCTCATCAAACGAGCCACAATCGTTCCGCTTACCATTAGCATACCTTCCCCATTGGCGATGCTGGAGGGATTTGAACCCTCATCCTCCAGCTTGACAAGCTGGTGCTTTGTCCAGTTAAGCAACAGCACCTTTGGTGAAGCCAGTGGGACTCGAACCCACGCATCAGGGTTGAAAGCCCTGCTTCCCTTGCCTTTTAGGAGTATGGCTTCTTTATACAGGTATAAGTTTACCATGTTTATGTCGTGCCATTAATTCATCTAAATACGAATAAATATCAATAAGACAATCCCTTTCAAATACAGTTTGACATACAGGAAAGAAAGCATATTTTCTCCATCGTGGATACCACTTTATAATACCTATCAAAAATCCTTCTTCTTTTGTAATGACCTCATATACGTTTGTTTTTGGTTTTACTTCTATTAACCTAAATTCAATCCACTTAGCCTTAGCCACGACCTCTCCTTTTTTCTCTTGGTGTTAAATTATACTTTGCTCCTGCGAGCTTGCCATGATTCCTACCACTACACACACACTTACAAAATACAATAGAACTCTTTGCGTAATGACAGTTAGCATTACAAACTCCTTTCTTTTCTTTTTTATGTTTTATGATTTTATTTTTTTTGGTCGGAAGGGTAGGATTTGAACCTACGATGTTCAGCACATAGGCAACAGATTTACAGTCTGCTTGCTTCATCCCCTTGCATACCTTCCGTTTTGTACATCCTTATACAATTCCTTGTATAGATTTTACAATTTCTTGTACGGTTTTAATATGGTGGAGATGAGGGGAGTTGAACCCCTGTCCAAAAGTAGTTACAATATGTTTCCATATGCCTTGCTTATGTCGAATCCCTTACATCCCCTTTTAAAAAAAATAATAAGAGGGGATTTACCTGATACCCCTCTATAGTTCTGTGGGTTTTGCCCTTACATATTATTCATATAATATCATAAATGAATAAAATTTGCAAGATAAAAATTTACATATTTATATATAATTAATTATTTATATAACAAAGTATCATATCCCATTCCCAAGGCAATACAGGCTCATCAATAATTTCCTCTGGCTCTATCACTAAGGAATCGAACCTCATATTAATCTTTTTTGGGTTCTGGAAGTCCCTTGCCCTTACCTTTACCTTTATAGGTTCTCCAAAATCCATAAGCCCTGCCTATAGCTTCTTTCGCTGAAATCCCTTCTTTACGAAATTCACTTATAGCTCTGGAAATGAACTTTTGTTTAGATTCTTTTTTTCCTGGTCTTGGCATTTTAGGGAATTAATCCTTTCTTTCTTAATCTTTCTATTGCCCTTTCAGATTCTTCTAATTCACCAAATGTAGATTTTAGTTTTGGTTCAATCTCAGGTAATCCACCTTTCTTTGGTAACTTAGTAACTGGTTTGCGTTGTACATGTTCTACATCTTCAAGGGCTTTCTTAATTTTTGCTGCTCGCTTACGAAATATATTAACAACATTTTTATTTTCATTATTTGGCATTTTTTTGTTTCCTCCTTTTTCTTTTCTTTGCTTCTTTAAGTTCTTCAACTTCTACATTATATTTATAAATTTTTATTATAGCTCCTATAGGAATCTTTAAAAGTTGATTGCCTGTTCTTTCTATTGATATTTCTTTAGGGTGATTAACTTCCCATGTTTGTTGTAAATAAATAATTTTATCTTCTATTCTTAATATAAATCCTGGTGTCATAAATTCACATGAACCTACACGATAACCTAAATCAAGATTTCCAAAATAAGTAATGTCTACCCAATGGACAAGAGTTAATGTATCTGGAACATGACCTTCTTTTAGTAATTCTATTGTTTCATCATCTTTTTTAATAGACATTTTCTTATCCTCTTATTTCTTTTTTCTTGCTTTATATTTCTTTTTTACAGTTCTCCAATAAGCTGCACCAGCTACCGCTTCAGGGTCTCTTACTTTATCTTTTTTAGCAGCAGCTTGCCTTTTAATTCTTTCAAAAGTTGCTGGTTTCATGATAGCACCAGGTTTCTGTTTTTCTCTCCATTCCAATACTGGTTCGGGTAAACCCTTTGTTTTTTTATTTGCCATTTTTATCCTCCTTTTTTAATAATCTTATTCTATTATTTCCATAGCAAACCAAGCCCTATCCTGGTCATTGGCAAACGCCAAATTACCACCTGAACTTTGATAAACATAAAGTAGGAAATAATCACCACCAGTAACCGTTAGAACAGCAGAGGAAATATTATTGTCTGATGTATCTTGTGCTGATTGCACAGTTATACCCATTCCAATAAAATCATTGTTTCCATTCTTCTGCATGAACAATGCTCTTGTACCAGTAGAATTATTTGCCCAATTGCCATTAGCAGTAAGCCTTACTTTAGTAACTCCTGCTGGAACGTAAAGTCTGTCCGTATTTGAAACAATACTATGAATATTATCTGTATCATATTCGTCAGCGTGCCAATTTATTATTATTGGAGTACTATTAGGAATCGTGGAAACACCAAGCCTTTTTACTAATGCTCCCCTAAATGCAGGTTTCCTTGCCCATAGAATCCTTGAGCCAGCATCCAATCCAGCGTAACCATTTGCCTGGTCTTTATTAGCTACTTGCTCTAAATCTGCTGCATGTTTGGTATCAACTGTATCAGCATCCTTACCAGTTAAGGTAGCTGGAATACGAGCTAAGGGTACTAAACTGCCAGCATCCAGACCACAATACCCACTTGCAGCATCCTTCTCCGATTCTTTCTGATAGCCTGTATGGGGGTCTACTGCACCCTCATGGGTAGTTATCTTATTATCTATCTCTGTCTGAATATCTGCAAAGTGTTTTGTGTCAACCGAGTCGGCATCCTTACCTATTAAGGGAGTAGGAATTTGTGCTAAAGGTACATCTGCTGCTCCGTCTAATCCGCAATAACCATTAACCTGATTCTTTTCTGATTCCTTTTGATAACCAATATGAGGGTCTCCTGCTGCTTCATGGGCTGGTACGGGGTCAGTCGGACTTCCATGGGTATGGTCTCCTCTACTGGCTTTTGAAGAACTACCAGGAGCAGGGGATATTCCAAAAGTAGTCTCATCCTCAACTGTATCCTCTAAACCACTTACACCAGAAGAAGATGCAACAGTAACATCCACTCTGTCGTTTGCTTGATTATCATCAACAGTAAGGGTTATATTAGAACCAGTAATGAAATTTATTGTTCTTCGTGTTCCTTTTAATATTGTATTTAATAATACTGAAAACGGTCTGTAAATAATCATATTTATTCCTCCTTGTAATAAATAATAGATATTTTTGTATTATGAGATGTAGCCTTTACTCCTCTAAATCCAGCTATCTCTGCATAATTTTCAAAAGTAATACTATCCCCTTGATAACCTGTAGTATAGTATTCTAAATAATGTTGACAATGGGCTGATGTTGGATTACCAGAATCTATCCTAAATTGAATGGATTCTGATTCTACAACCATATCTGCACTAATTACACTCTCACATCCCAAGAAATACCAAACTCCTCTGCTTAGGAGCATTATATCAGTTTCGCTTGTAAATAAAATAACTTCAGTTCCGTATGGGACTCTCATTTATTTTCCTTATGGTAATCCTTTTCTCTTTCCTTTTAAATATTTAATTTCAGCTTCGGCTACCTCTTTTATGTCTTTATAAATATGCTTAAATAATTTTGGTTCTTCATTTTCAATAAACACAACCAATGGATGTTTTCTTCCGTAAACTTTCCATTTCGTTGCTGTTTCTGCAACTAATTCTTCTTTGTTAAATATACCAACATCTAAAGATAATCTATCTGCTTTTTTAAGAGTTCCCTTTTTAATATTAGGATATATTTTACCCCTTGCTTTTTCATAAAAATTTTTAGCATGTTGCAATTCATGTAATACAGTAGCTTCAGGTGGTCGCCCTGTATAAGCATATTTACTAATATCCTGTAGGTAAACACTTTCCTTGTGATATAATCCCCTCCATGCTTTTGCACCTGGCTTTTTTGCCAATACCTTTTCTTTTGCAAGTAAATCTTCTATTGGTTTTATTCCTTTTAATTGCTTTTTAAATACTGGTTCTGACAATCCTCTAAAAGTAGGCTTTACTGCTTGACGATACACTGACCTCCAAAGACTTATTAAGTCTCTATATGCCTTTCCTCTTGCTCCTATTTTCATTAAACCAGCAGCAAGTGGGTCTAAACTAACATCATAATATATTGTTTTAGCTATTTTTTTTGCTGGTTCAGGAAGTCCTTTTATTGGGAACTCTGGTTTTTTAATAATTGGCATTATTCCCTACCTTCCATTTCTCTTTCTTGTTCTTCAGCTTCCCTATATCCCCTAACTTGTCTACGAATAGCAGTTATATCTAATCGCATACCTCTTGCTCTTGCATCGTCTATAAGTTTTTTTACATCTCCATGTCTACGTTCTTCTATTGCCCTACCAATTTGTCTATGTATTCCAGCCTTATATTTCCTAACCATTCTTGCACTTTCTTTTATTGCCATTAAAGCAGCATAAAATTCTGATGGTGTAGCAGTAGTAAATCCAAGAGCATATAAAAACTTTTCTTTTTCATCCATCTTCTTGGGCATTTCATTATAAACTTCCAATGCTCTCTTTCTAAGTTCAAGTGGTAATCTTTTAATATCTTCTCTGGTTATTTTGGGCTTACCAAAAATAGTTTCTGTACTAAATCCCATAGCATGTTTAACCATAGTTGGAGAGTTCCTTCTAATAAAGTTTTCCCAATCTACGCCTTCTTCGGCTAATGCTAATTTAATATTATATATACTGCCCTTCACTAAAGGAATACCAGCAATGTCAAACAGTTCTGGAGAACCAAAAGTAATAGAACCTTCTACTCCTACCATAGATGGTAATCCCTTTGTTAAAGTATTTATTGTAGCTTCTCCATATTTATTCTTTAAAGTTCTTAGTGTTTCTCTTTTTGATAATTCCCAATCGTGTACTCCTACTATTTTTTTCATGGCAAAATCTACTGCCTCAACAATAAACCCCATACCATAAATACCACCTAAACCACCAAGAGCTAATCTTGTAGATATTGCTCCAGCAAAAGCCTTTTTATGGGGATATAAATCCTTTAAGAAGTTCAAGTCATTAAATACATAACTCTTAAAGACAAATCCCATTGCTCTCCATCCCCTACCTATAATCGGTCTATTTTCTTTACCATACATCCATTGAGTTTTACTAATAAAATCTACTACATAATCAAAAAGAACTTCTCCCCTTAATCCTCTCCTTGTACCAATTTCTACAGCAGTTAAGGCAGAATGAATCCTATTAGATTTTTCTGAAGCAGTAGATAATACATTTAAAAATCTTCCGATTTTACTTTTGCCAATAATTTCAAGATTTCTTAAGGATTCAAGTTCTCCTCTGTCATGGAGTTTTATAATAACATCTTTATCAGTAGCACTAAAAATATTAGAGCTTTTAATTAGGTTTCTTGTGGTTTCTCCCTTTAGTCTTCCCCTGACAAATTCCTTATAAAAATTCAACTCCTTAAGCTGGCTTCTTAATACAATACCTCCACCACCATCTCCAGCTTCTTTTATAGCTCTCCATACAGTAGTAGCTCCTCTCTGAGATAAGTTAAGCAAAGCAAATGATGGCTTAAGAGATAAGTTCCAATTATAAATAATATTCCTTACAAGAAAATTCATATTACCTTCATAGTCCCTTCTACCTAAATAATAATCTACAAGATTTTTAGCATATATTTGCTTTTCTTCTGGAACATTATCTATTAAATCCTGTATATGTCTTGCTCTTGCTCTCCTGACAAAAGAACGTGGAAATGTTTCTGCATATCTTTCTATTACATAATGAATATCTGTAGAAAATCCCTTTATACCTTCTCTTGGAGCTAACCTACCCCTTGCCCAAATTTCAAGATAAGCACCATGAAGTACATCTTCTAATTCTTTTACTGTCTCTGGTGCAATATCTTTCGATTTAAGTAAATTTCTCATGCGTGGTAAATCATGAATCATTTCTAATAACTCAGGAAATTTAAATCCATATTTTCTCTTTACATCAAACATACCTAACTTTGCGTTTGGCAGTTGTTCCATTAATTCTGTTGTTCTCTTTTTAGCTGCCTTAACTGATTCAAAGTTTTCAGCCCAAATAATTTTCTTACTTTCATCTCTTGCATATACAACGTAATCTCCCTCTCCCCTTACTAATGGGAAATAAAAAGCTCTTGTATGTTTACTAATATAATCATTTATGTAATCTTCTGTTTTCTCAAATCCCTGTGCTTTTGCTATTGCATCAAATGCACTTGCATTTTCTTTTAATTCCTTTTTAAACTGTTCCATCATCCACTTTGTATTTTCAAATACCCTTTCTACCATAGCTCTTTCTTTTGGATTAAGCCTCTCCCAACCAACAGGAGTTTGTTTTACAGTAGTTTTATAAATTGCATCTGTCATATCTTGAGATGGTTTATAGCGTTTTAAAAATTCATTCTTTCTTAAAAATTCATGTTGTATTTCTGCTGTTCGTTGAGATACTTTTCTTAATCCTTTAGTTACAAAAGATATATCTTTATCCCATACTGGAACTTTTACCCATTGACCTATCTTATATTTAATATAAGGGAAAAATCCTAATTGCTTTGCCATATCATTAACTAATACTTCTCTTTCCTTATTAGGAACAGACTTGAATACATCACTTGCTGCTTCTACATTTTTATTCATAAAGCCCATAAATTTGTCTTTCATATCTCCAAATCTTTCCTTAAGTGAATATTCTTGTCTTAAAAATAAATCATGTTCTGGAGTACCAGAAGTATGGTCATTGACAACATATCCTTCTCTTGTTTCTTTTAATGGCTCTTGAGCTTCCATGCTTATTTCTCTAAATGCCCTAAGAATCTTAGGAAGTTCTAATGTAACACCATCTGTTCCATAATATTCTACAAATCTTTTTCTGAAACTTTCAATGGTAGTATGTCCTTCATTATATATTTGCTTTCCAATTTCTCTAACCTGATGGTACATTAATTTACCACCAAAAGGTTCTCCAGTAAATGTATTATATAAATCATTCACTCTTTCTCTAAAACTTGCAAAAGTGCTTTTTAATATATCTCTTTCGGCTGTAGCTTCTTTTGGAAGAAATCTTTCAAGTCTAAGTTCTTGCATCGTTAAGACTTCATGGATAGCATCTAATTGAGTTCCTTTTTTAAATTCCTGCATTAATTGTGTAGTTGCTTGTCTTTGCATATTGGTAAATACTAAATCACCAAATTTATCTGCACTTATACTACCTATTATTTTGGGTGCTATTGGAAGTGGTTTTTGTGTAGCTGGATTTGCCTTATTTAAAAAATCTATAACATCTCTTGTTAAATAAGGATATGTACCATGAAGCAATCTAAGATTAACATCTCCTTTTGAAAGCATCTCCTTAAAATCTACTATACCTTCTTCTCCTTTACGAGCTAATCCAATGAGGGTTCTTACTAAATTTCTGGTCTCTATATTTTTAATTTCATGGGATACTACTTCTCCCTGTGGCACTTTTTCTGATATAGTTATCGGAATCTTTCCAGAAGTAAATACCTTACCAGGCTCAATGTCTCCTGTCATAGATAAGTATGTAATTTTTGCCCTTATCTGAGCTACTTCATCTGCTTTTATATGTTCTATTGGTTTTCCACTTAACGCTTTAAAAGGCTCTTTCCAGATAGTTTCCTTTGAAGTAGTTCCTGGAACAACTTCTATAGATATTGGTTTTTTAGGATGTATTCCATATTTAGCAGCTATTACCTTATCTTCGGCAGTATATAGCATAGGCTCTTTTTCTTTGAGAAGTTCAGCCCAACTCCTCTCTATTCTACTCATATCAGCAGGAATATCCTCTACTTGCAAGACCTCTCCTATTTTTTTCTTAGGAATAGCTTCCCTTCTTTCCAACTCCTTCATAGCAATAAATTTACTTTTATCAATTGCTTTATCAAATCCTTCAAAGTCTATTATTTCATTTTTATCTATTCTCTCTTTTCCATAATATCTAAACGCTTCTACTATTTCCCAATTTTGTGGATTAGTTCTTATTAATCTATTAACAACTATATTTAATGCAGTTAATCTTTTTTCTGGTGTAATCTCTGGACTTTTCAATGCTCCTTCAATGTCAAATCTAAACCCTTGTGGAATCTTAGCTTCTTCTGTTCTTACAGACCTCATTCCTTTAGTAATTACACTACTTCCTACTCCAGCTAAAAAGAAAGAACCAAAACCTATAAACATATGTTGAAGTCTTTCTTCAAGTGATTCTGCTGGTTGTAATAATCCAGCACCACCACCTAAAGCAGAAGTTCTGCCCAACTCTACAGCAGCCCTCATGGTTTTTTCTCCCTTAGTTAATATCTCACCTTTACTTATTTTTTCAAACATCCTTCCTACTGCTGGTATGTGAGCAGCCATTCTTTCTAATACAGCAGCACCACCTTCAAAGGCTGAAAACATAGCACCATACTTAAACAGGTTTACTAATCTGGTTTCGTGTTCTTCTGGTTTAGCTCCTAATCCATAAACAGCACCAGTAAGTCCACCCCTTGCTAAAGCAGATACTACTCCTACTGATGGTATAGCTGCCCTTGCTACCTTTGTTATTGGTAACACACCAAAACCAAATCCAAGTAGATAAGAGGCAGTTGTAATGGCTTTTCTTGTCATACTTGCATCTGCTGCTGTCTCTACAGCAGGAACATAATTCCAAGAAAGTCCTTTAATGAATTGAGTAGGTATATCTGCATATTCGCCATAAAGGGATTTCATTATACCCATATAACCTTCAGACTTCTTTAAGTCTTCTCCGACTTGTTCTAATCCAGGCAATCCAGCAGCTTTACCTAAATATGAATATGCTCCACCTAATAATTTGGGGAGTCTTTGAGTAATGCCAGGTTTGGGTAATTGGTCTTCAGATATTTCTCTGGCGTTCTGTACTTCTTCAGGACTATACCCTTTTAGTTCTTCCTCCGTTAATTCCCTAAATCTTGGAGCTATAGAGGAAGTTCTATAAAAATCTTCATCAGATATTGTCTCTGCTGCTTCTAATTGCTCTGGACTATACGCTTTTAGTTCTTCCTCTGTTAATTCTCTGAATGGCATCTTATACCTCTTTATTCATATATTCCATATCTTCCAGATGGAGTCCTTACTAATTTAGTTTCTGGAGATATATATCCACCTGACGGTGCAATCCCAAATTCCTTCCAATATCTTTTTTCTATTTCTTGCTTTCTTTCCATATATTCTTCTTCAGTTATATAATACCTTTCTGCTTCTAACTTTGCTATTTCTCTATTTTTATCATCCGTCATTTCCAATCCTTTTCTTTTAGCTGCTTCCAATTCCATTCTTTCCTCAAGAGTTGCTGGTAATGCTCCAGTTTCTTTTCTTATTTTCTCTGTCTCTGCCTTCACTTTCTCTAATTCTGCTGCTTCAGCCTCTCTCGTAATGCCAATTCCACTTACTCCAGCAAGTAATAATGGCATTGTTTCAATTATAGCCTGTAATTCTGCTGTAGCACCAGTTAATCTTCTTCCTTTAGCAAATCCAGATTCTATATCTAAAGCAAGTTTTTCCGACCTTTCCAGTAATTTACCTATTACTTCCCTGTAATACGATTCTGGAGTAGCTCCTGCTTCTGGAAGTCCTCTGGTTGGAACATACCCAAATCCTCCTCTTGTAAGTTCTGCCTGAGTTGGTATATCTTCCTCTCTATAAATCTTACCCTCTGCTCTTTCTTCTCCAATAGGAGGAACTCCCTTACCCCCTACATCAACATATTCAAATGCTTGTTTCATGTATTCTGGAACTTCTCCTGAAACAAGAGGAGTAACAACTTCAGGCGTAGGTGTAGTAACAGGAAGTGTCATATCTCTTACTTCTTTGGGTGCAGTAGGAACAGCTTTAGGAGCAGCTTCTTCTTTGTAATAAGGAGATGGAACAAATCCTGGTAATCCTTTCTTGACAATACCAGTTACTTTAGGAATTGCTTCTTTAGCAACTCTTAACCTTTTCTCTCTCCTTAGCCTTGCTTCTTCTTCTGTTACAAATAAACCATTTGGCATTTTATATCAACCTCCTTTCTTAACCTATTTGTTCGATTGATGCAGCTATAGCATTAATTCCAGATAATGCTCCAGCTACTTTATTTGATAATACACTTACTATGCCTTGCATGTTTTGAACTCTTGCATTAACTTCAGCATTAAATGCTAAAATCTGTCCCTTTGCTCTCTCTACAGCAGTTTCAAGTGTTAATCTATCAGCTTCAAGTTGATTTGCCTGTCCTCTCTGAGCAACTTCATTTGCACTTATTAAAGCATTTAATCTCGATGTCCATGCTTTAATGTCTGCTTCGTAAATGCCAATTTTAACTTCTTGGTCTTTAAAGGCTCTTTGGAGTTCAAATCCATATTTAGCTAATAGCTCTTTATGGTTTTCTATTTCTAATCTTAAAGCCTCATATTGAGCTACAGCAACATCTCTAAGCACTTTAACTTTCATATCTAAGAAACCAAATTGTTCCTTTGCTAATTCTATGCCTTTAGTCATAGCAAAATCCCTTGCTGTTCTGTATAGGTCTGCTCTTTTAATAGATATGTCTCTGTTTATGTCTCCTAATGCATCTTGAACATCTTCAATAGATTTCTCTACCATCTTAATAAATGCACCTTGAGGTATTGGCATACCATAAGCAGCAAATTGCCTTTTTAGTTCCTCTATGCTTGTATTGGATTTCCATGTTTCCCTATCTCTTGCCCTATCCCATAATGCTTCTTCGTCTGATGGGTCTATACCATAACCACCTTCAAGTAAATCTGTTCTAACTTTTCCAGTTACTATATCTATAATATCTAATGCTTCATTAATTCTATCTGGTATAAGTGCTATTACACTTACCATATTTTGAATACTATTTTGCAATAAAGTAGTGTCTACAGGTGCAAAGGAAGGTGGAAACCCAAGGGAATATTCTCCTAATTCTCTTGGTCTGTCTGGTACTTCAGTTTGAAGTAAATTCAATACTTCATATATTCTTGTACTTACACTAATATACTCAGTATATGGAACAGTATTCATAAATGTAAATGAATCTGCCAAACCAGTAACTTCTGCTATTTCAGCATCCAATCTTTCTATTGCTTCACTAACACTTTCGTTAGCATAATCTTTTGCATCATTTATAAGTACACTTGGGTCTGCCATTTATTCTCTACCTCCTTTATGCAGCCCTATTGCTGCAAAATCTTTAAAATCGAAATTCTCTTTATTTATAAAATCCTGATAATTATCTTCAGTAATTGTAAATTCCCTATGATAACCTATCGGAAGTCCTTCATATCCTATATTAATGAGTCCAATAATTCTTTCATTTCCTTTAGAAAATTCCTGATATCCATTCCATAAATCAACAATTACATAAGTATATAACATAAAATATTGATTCAAATGACAAGAAATGTAGTTAATGCTACTTCCGCTATAAATACCATTTGCAAAGGTAAAATTATATGGAATCGTAATATAACTTACAGTTCCACCATTTATACAATAAGCAATTTCATGTTTATCAGTTGTGCTAAATGTAATATTATCACTTAAAATCACATCAGAATCATATACACTTTGACCGCTTCTGCTTAAATTATAATTTTGATACTTATATATCATTATAAATGTATCCTTTTTTGTATCATAATCATAATCCTCAGCACATATAAAAATGTCTCCACTCAGAGTTGAAGAAAAATCTAATGGAATACCTTTACCCCCACCTGGTAAATCTACAAATCCTTCATAATCTATTCTTGATTCTGATGGTAATGGTGAAGGTGCTTTTTCATCTCCATATGTAACTGATAGTTCATAAAAAGCTCTATATACACTTTCATTTTGATAGCTCGAATTATTAATAAAGTCTCTTACAAGTATATTTTTAAAATACAAACTTGTAGTAAAATCTACATTACCAGTAGAAGTTAGAGCATTATATTCAGTTGTAGCTTCAGTTGTTATTGACCTCCAAGTAAATCCAGTATAATCTATAAACCAACCTTTACTAAAACCAGAAGTAGATGCAACTTTTCCTCCAGCACTTATATTACTACTTGTTGGTTCTGTATAAAGTGTATGCACAGAACCATAATCGGCAGTAGCTAATATTTCTAATCTTCCTGTAAGTGTGTCTTCATCTGTATCAAAAACAGGAGTCCATGTTGTTGTAGATACAGTATTACCAGTAGCAGGGTCAGTTGTATAATCTACCTCTTGTTCATAATCTATTACACGCCCTGAAGAAACAGAATATGTTGGTATTGCTATACCCAATGGGTCATTTTTTATTTCAATTCTTGTTTCGTACCTTAAAAACCAATCATAGTTAAATTTATCTTGATATAATCCAATGCTATTCTTATCTAATACTTCAAAAGTTTTTTCGTCTACTGTTTTAGTTACAGTTGTAGCCCATCTCCTACCAGCACTTTTTAGTTCAGTATTGGGATAAGGAGTATAAGGAAGATATCTAAAAGTACCTTTTATATATTCTGATTGTACGTCAAAATATTGTGGTGTATAATAATATATATTACCTGGAATTGCATAAAAGCCATGACCAGACTTAGTATATCCCTGTCTCATTCCATAATATTTAATATTTCCAACATATGTATCTGTATCATAAAGAGGTATAATAGTTTCTAAATTATGTTTCGATAAGTTTGGGTACGATTGAACTGTCAATAGTGTAGAATCAAATCTAACTTCCATCTCATCTTCTGAAAATGTATATACTTTAGGTGTTAATGTCAAATTTTCATCCTCATCAACACCAATATCCATAAATACAGCATCCTTACGATTATTGTGTATAAGGAAAAGACTAAGTATTGGTATCTCCTTTTCTATCCTTATCCAATCATATCCCCTAACTGATTGAATATAAATATCTGTATCACCTATTACATATCTTTTATTTGAAATAGGTGTTCCACCAATATACATACGCCTTTTCATTTGAGATAGTTTGTTCTTGGCAAAACCTAAATATTCATGTCCACCATCCCCAACTATATCAACACGAACATTTTTAGTTGATATCATTTTTTCCTGTAAATCAGCTATTCCTGTTCTTGTTTTTATTAGTTCGTTTTCTATATCAAATCTCTCTAATGGGTCAGCAGTAATTGCATTAAAAGACAATACGCCAAGTTCTGCTTTTAAAAAATAAAGCCTAACAGCATCAATTCTTCTTTGAAGCCTCATAAACTCTATTTCTTCTTGTAACTTTTTTATATTGTCGAAAATGCTTTTGCTAATATCCATTATGCTTTTCTCGATAGAGTTTCTACATCTGCTTCCATTACATCTATTTCAAAATCAGCACCAGCAGTATTGTAGAATTTTAATGTATAATATTTGCCTTTAATTCCCTTCCCGAACTTCACCCTTGAAGGATGAAATTTATTTTGGGTATCTGTTAAATCATAAGTATATTCAGTTCCATCATCTGCTGTAACCTTTAATTGATAAGTTCCATTTGCTTTCATGCCTAAAAACATATCTATTACTCTCTTAAGTTTATCAACACCCATTTTTAACTTACCAGTTGCTACTTTAGCATCTATATTTACCGCATCATCTTTTGTTCCTTCAAGCAAATAAATACCACTTGAAGAAGCACCTAAATATAGATTTCCAAATTTACAGAAACTTTCATAACCATAACTCGTATATTTTGAAAGTGCTGTATTCCTTGTATTCATAACAAATACATCAAACGTAGCTGCTGGTATAATAAGACCAGATGCAGTTAATTTCAATGAAGGTAATACAAGCAAGGCATTTCCTTCAATATCAAGTTTAATTATTCCTGCACCATATCCAGTTATAGCTGGCAATGTCATTTGAACATTTCCAACTACTCCAGTTATTCCTTCTGCTGTTATTCCTATAGGTGGTAATGTTAAAATTGCACTACCTACTTTTGATACATCTCCAATACCTACCATAGTTAACATTGGTAATGTTAATTCTGCTTCACCAACTTTACCAACTATAGCAGTAGCTTCTATAGTCAACATTGGTAATGTTACATTAACAATAGAAAGTGCTGGAGTTGTTGCAGATATTATTAAACTCGGTAATGTTACATCTACATTACCCAACGCACCAGCAATTCCAGTAGCTTGTATGGTAAATACTGGTAAATCAGCAAGCATAACATGTGTTATTACATCAGCAAATGCATTTATCTCAAGCATTGGAAGATGCGTCATTACCCAATTTGTCCAGTAACCACCAGCACCAATTTGCAACAATGGAAGCGTTTCTATAACATATGGAGCATATGCTGTAATTGTGGATGCTGGCAATGTTACATCTACTGAACCAGAACCACCAGCAAGTGCTGGTATATATCCCAAAACCCAATAATCAATATTTAAACTCGATACTTTACCTTCAAATATATTACTTTCCAATGGAACAATATATGCACCATTAAAATAATTACCACTATGATAGTGTATTTCACTAATACCGTCTTTTCTTAAATCAAATGTTCCTGCTGCTTCACCTACCTGTACTTCAATTATAGCAGCACCAGTACCAGCAGGAGGAGAGTCACCACTTAAGTCTCTATTTTGATATATGCCTGTAGAAGTACATGATACATCATAACCAGTATCTTTTGGAGTTCCAGTAAGGACATATCCTACTATATATACACTTGCACCGAAATTAAATTCTTTCCATATTTGACAAATCCTACTTGCATCTACTCCAACTATAGTCCAAAAATGTTGCTCAGTTGCAATTGGCTGTCTTGTATCTCCAGAACCCTTTCGTCTAAAATTCATTCCATTAGTAGATGTACTGTGTATTTCAAGAATTGCAAATTGAGAACCAACTGGAACATAACTTGATAAGTCTATATCTAACCATCCAGTTCCAGGTGGAGTTACATTTGTACCAGTAGTAATCCATCCTGCTTCAGTTGATGTTAAATATCCACATAACCAATAGTGAGCATTTGCGTGGCTTTTGTATAGTTCTATTTTGCTATTAGAATTACATCCAACATATACTGGAGCTTGGTTATAAAGTTGCTGTAATATCCTATTATCTCCTGAACCTACTTTTCTTGCTCCAGTTCTCGCATTTGGGGCATCATTTGCAGTTCTAATAATAACAACTGCATTGGTAGGAACTCCCTGCGAAGTTAAGTCTACTTCTTGCCAGCCTGTAGTTGCTGGTGGGGTAATTTCTATATATGTATCAAAAAATACAGCCATTTTTATTCCTTAAAAAGACAAAAAGGTGGTATCAGATATAGAAGTATTGTTTGAACCAACATACCAACACCACCTATATTAATCTTAATTTTATTGTGCTGGTACTGTAAGTTGGAATGTACTAATTGAAATTACCGCACTTAATGCTACATATGTTGAACCCATATTAAGTTCAGCACCAGATGTACCGACAGAACCATCTATCCTTTCATCTGTAGTTGAACTTCCACCACCATCTCCAGGAGCTATAAGTCTAAAAGAAAGAGCATCAGCACCAGGGTTATATACTCCTGAGCCTGACCATGTTTCTGTAGATTTTTTGGATAATGTTCCGTTTGATGCATCGTCAAAAGACAATCCAACAGCAGCACCATCCGAATAAATAGTAACGAGTAAATTTCCTACTGGAGCATTATCTGCTAAAGCTGGCTGAGTTCCACTATATAGCTTTACAAATCCTTTGTGGAATATATCTTGTAAAGCCCTTGAAAGAGAAATTAATTTTATAGTATCAAATCCAAAGAATTTTGCGGTATCACTTGTGTCACTATTCTGCAAAGTAAATCTATGTGTAGTAGCAGTAGCTTTAAATACTATCAATCCAGCTACGTCTGCATAAAACTCTACCCATGCAGCAGATTGTGTCATATCTGCTGATTCAAATATGGCATCTTCATCTGCTACCGTTCCAACCATTACCCTTCCACCAGAAGCACCACCAGTATTTTTTCCATATGCATACATAACATACATATGGTCAACCTTCATCGTAGTAATATCCTGATATGCCTTTGCTACATTGGCACTATTAGTTAGAACCTTTAAATGGTTTCCAGATTGCCCACCAGACTCACTTGACAATACTGCATTAATTGCTGTCCATCCAGTAGTATCAGTAGTAAATTCCCCATTAGTAATCTTATTAAGGTTGATTCCAGCAAGTTTATTTCTAAGTCCTGTACTTAGCCTAAGAGCCATGTTTTTACCTCCTATTCATATATTTTTTCAGAATTTTCTGCATCTATAAAAGATACAATAAATTGATTTATTCCTCTTGATTGACGGAATAAACTTGTTCCAGTTTTGGTTTCTGGAAAAGAAAAATGTTTATCTGTTAAATTTTCAAATTTTCCACCATCAGTTCCCATACATATACCCTCTGGAGAAACCCATAAAGCAACTTGCTCTGGCAATCCCTTTCCTATTAATTCACCAGATACATATTGTTTAGTACCTTTTAAAGCTCCATAACCAGCTACAGTAGTTTTCTTAAATGGTGGATTATCTCCTTTTAAAAATATTGTTTCGTTATCAGTTGCTACAAACAATCCATCGTCAACAACAGCTATTAACTGCACGTTCTCATCAAACATTGAATAATTTAAACGTGGCTTATATAGTTCATAGGCAAATGGCTCAGAATACCATATAACATTATTCTTTGCTATATAAATTCTTGCATTGTAATGTTCGATTATATCTCCAGCAGGAATTTTATCAAGCTCTGTTCCTATAAATGGTAATTGAGACCTAAGCCTATTACTGATAATGTCTATGGTTGATGTATCACTTGCAACCTTATCATAAAAATATAAAACATATCCATTAGGAGTAGATAAATAAACATCAATATATTGAACAGTTGGGTCATTAGATTGGATTATGTTTTTTATTCTTATTCCAGAATTTGCGGTCAAAGTAATTGTATTTTTTGTTGAACCAGAAACTTGACCATCGCTTCTAACATAGGCAATAGCAAATTGATAATCTCCTGCTTTCATGAATCCGCTTATTGTTTCAAATTCGGGAGCAGGAGGTATGTTTAATCCCCAAGACCTTGCTTGTCTATTTTCTATTATGCCAGTATCTATTCCGTCAGAGTAATATACCTTACCAAGTAAGGATAAATATTCCATTCTTGCTCTTAGGGAAGTTAAGTTAGACCTTAGAGTGTCATTAGAATAATCAGGAAATAGTCTCTTTAAGTTCGTTCCTTGCCTGTAAAGACAAATCTCTCCATCACTCCAAAGGGAATGAATATTTCCTGTTACTTGTTTAGTAGCTCCTTGCCTTCTTCTAACATGAAATTCATCTGTTATATCTATGTTTTCAGCTTCAGATAAAAATGTTTCAGTTACTCCAGTTCTACCTACAAATTCAGTTTTTGCAAAGTCATGTAAAGGAAGAAGGTTATTAAGCCCTAATAGTCTCCTGAGAGCCAAAACCATTCTTTGCATTATTATTCCTCTGATGTTGGTTCAGCAGCCTCACCAAATGCTATACCATATTCATCGTCAGGAGTTTCTATTTCTCCTAATGCTTCTCTAATAATTTTAATAGCATCGTCTTCAGTTTCAGCAGTATATTTCAACTCTGGTTTATATATCTCATGACCTTCTTCATCCTTCTTAGGTTTACAAGGTACTTCAACTATATAAGTTCCATCACTTGCTTTTTCTACGCTAATTCTCATTTATGCCTCCATGTTCTATATTATACTATTAATCTGTTTGTATCGTTTTTACTGAACTACCATTATAATATTTAAAAACATGAGCAGCAGAATCATACCAAAAATCACCTTCAGTTGAAGAATCATTATCCATAGCTGCAAGTGGAAATCTTATGTGTGCATGAGATGCTTTGGCTATAAAATTACCCATATCAATAATTGCGGTAACAGCTTCACGATTAGAAGCCCAGTTTGTTGATTTAAAATCTAACAATGCATCTGCTTTTGCAAAAGAACCCATAAATTCTTCAGTTTCTATTCTACAACCTACATATAAAGTACCAGGGACAACAGCAGTTTTTACTCTAATCTGACCTCCTATTATACTGCCAATAGAAGTTGGAGTACCTTCAGAACATGCTTCAAAAAATGCACCCCTTATCGTAAGAACTGTAGTAGCATCTTTTGCGATAGCTTCAGATTGGACACCTGTACAAGTTCCACCATATAAATTTGCAAACGAAATTCCCTGAAAAAATCCACCCCTTGCTTCTCCTGTAACTGCTCCTACTGCTTTATGTTCTGCCCTTCCTCTGATAGCTATTAATTCACCAGTTGTTTTTGCAGATTTTGCGATTACATAACATGCTTCCTTCACATTAGCAGCATAATCAATAACCATATATAATTGCCTATCGGCAGATGTAGGTGTAACCTGTATATCAATCGCCCTGGTTGTTCCAGCATTATCAAATTTAATTCCAGTTGCCACAGGAGCATCAAAGTGAACTCCAGTTGTAATTATACCTGTAGTATTAAAATATAAACCAACGGTAAACGATGTTTCGGCAGCACCCCAAGTTGTATCCTTTACTTTAATAGCAGCACCAGATAAAACTCCACTACCAAATTTTTCAGATTCAACAAGTAATGGAATAAAATCAGTTCCAGGTGCTACAGAACTTTTAATCCTAACATGTAATCCATACATATTAGTAATGCTTGTAGGTGTACCCTCTGAATCACAAGCAACCATCGCACCACGAATGGTAGTAACGGTACTTGTATCTTTGGCTATAGCTTCTGCATAGAGAGCATTTACAGTACCAGCGTATAAAGCTGCATATGCGATTCCTTGTGCGTGTACGCCACGAATTTCAGCAGTAGATGCACCAGCAGCTTTAGCTTGTCCCCTTGCTCTGAGTGCAGTAGTATCTCCGCTTGTTTTTGCTGAACTTGATATAATATATGCAGCTTCCTTATTATTAGTCCCATAATCAATATCCATGTATAATTGCCTATCAGCAATATTGGGTGTAACTTGAATATCTATAGCTCTTTGAGTTATGGCATTTGTCACTTTAAAAGCATTTGCATTAGCTCCAAAGTTTAAAACGCCATTTACAGTCGCTATTTTATTTAGCTTATCTATGCTAAATAATTCTACTAAACCTTTTAATCTATTAAGCATTTTTTATTTCCTCCTTTAAATTTTAAAAACCAAAAGCTCTTGGTCTCATTCTTGAATTTGGTATATGCCTTCTTCTATTCATTTCTGTTTTAGCGGAAGGTCTTTCTCCAAATTTCTTTGTAAAAGTTTGGTCAAACAAAACAGCTTTAGTTAAATCCATAGTTTCTGCATCCTGTTTCCTGTAAGCCAGATGCAGTATCCAATCCACCAAATCAGCATGATATACTGCTGGTATTTCTGGAGATAAAGCTGTATCACCTACAGCAAGTTCTATTTTAGGTAATCGCTGCACTACCATCCATAAAACATCACTTGTATCTGGTGGAGCTATTAATTTAATAAAGCCATTGTCTTCAATGTAAGAAAAAACATAACCTGAAGGAAGCGTTTCCCATGAATCATAATACCATAATGAATCAAAATCAACAGTTCCTATGTCGTAGTCAACAATAGTTATGTCTGCATCCAAAGCCCAAAGAGTTTTTTGTCTTAATGGGTAGTTTAAACTTTCAGGTCTTGCTCTCATTACCATTAAAGTTTTTGGATGCAATTTATAAGTATGAACATCAGCCCTTAACGGTAGCCTACAAACTGTCCTTGTGGCTTCAATTACTGCACTCACATTTAATTCGTCTTGTAGGGTTTCCAATACAGTAATATCTGTATCTGTAACATTTGATATAGTATAATCGCCATCATTTAAAACAGTTCCAGACACATTTATTGTATCATCTCTTTCAAATGTATTTACTTCTGATTCTATTGACGCAAGAAGAAAACCACCAGTAGCTTTTGTTATTTTCTTTGTACTGTTAGCAAAGGAAATATTGCTATTTCCAGTTAACTTTACTTGAGATGGATATGTAACTATAAGGTAGCCTCTCCTGCAAGCCTCTTTTTGTGCATCATTAAGATAAGCCATAAGCTCTGCATCTGACCACTTATAAGGTTGATTTTCATCATCAAGTTGATATCTTGATAATGTTAAAATTTGTGCATTTGTCATAATTTCCTATTTATCAAGAATACGGAAATTAAATCTTGGAACGTCTTTGCGATTTTCCTCTCCAGTTGCAGGATTCATGTCTATTTTTGTAACGATAGCAGTTTGTAGTACATGAACAACCGATTCAGGAACGTCTACTGCGATACCCCTCTTAATGGAATAAGGATAACCATTGACGCTTACAAAAACCCTTCCTTGATTCTCATCCCCTTCTTGTTCTTCAATGATAATTTTTACTTTTTTGGATTTTTCTGGTTTTGGTTCTGCTATTGGGTTGGGTACATCTTTCTTTTCAGGTTCTTCCTGCTTATCGGCTTTGGGTAAATTAGCAAAAACGTCATGCTCTTTAGATTTGTCTTCCATCTAATTCCTCCTGTTTTTAAGCCATAAGCAGTTACTCATGGCTCGATTTTTTCGATTTAAAAAGCAGGGAGTGTAGTCTATGTAACTCCCCGACCTCCCTTTTTATAGACGGAGTCTTTTTTATCTTACCTAACCGCAACGTAAAAACAGGTTTCCCCATTTCCATTGATACCGTCAGTACCTATTGTAAATCCCTGATAATCAGTATCGTATTGAGATATACCATTCGATGTAACCCTGGAAAGTGTGCTGTTATCATCCTTAAGTCCATGTCCAGCAGCCATTCCTTCCCACCATTCCATTGTTGCAGGATTTGTAGCATCGAGATTGTATATTTTTATATATCTTGGCTTAAAACCACACCTTACGTTTATAGCTACACCAGTACCTTCAAAAGTACCAACTGCATGAATTTCTTGTAGCATTGTTTTCCTCCTATATTAGTCTTAAAAATTTATTACGCATCCAATACTGCTTTAACTGCTACCAATTTGGCATACCTATCAGCACCTAATATAGCAGCACCCATATCATCAAGATGTCCAAGAATAGTAGAAAGAGTAGATTTTTCAGCAGCAGTAATTGCTTTAACTCCCCTTTCATCAGGGTTAGTAACGGATGTTTTTAGAAAATTATCAATCTCACTTAACATTAAGTCTACTCCATCCAAAAGCGACTGTTTACAAGTTTCAGCAATAGTCATTTTTTATTTCCTCCTGTATTTTGGGGTAGTCTTGGGATTCATAAAATAAACCTTGCACTACCCCAGGATTATATTTTTAATATTATAGTGCTGTTACTGCACATTCAAGTCTTGCCATCCACGCATCATTAAGAATAAGTGCTGTCTGCATGGTCTTCCAACCAATACTTCCTCTCTGTCCTAAAGGGTCAGACTTAGAAGGTGTTGGATTAATAACCGTAGGTGCGATAGCAAATTTACCCTTAAGGGCTATAACACAATAAGCGTTTCTTGCGATATAAAGAACTGGATAAACATCAGCACTTACACCAGTTGTAGAAACCATTGCTACACCACTACCAGCATATGCTCCACCAGTATCAGCCCAAGGCTCAAAAATCTGAGTTAATAGATACCTACAATTTTCAACTGCTCCAACTTCCATCTCATAAGGAGTTACCTGACCATAATCTTTTACATCTATAAATCCAGGTATTGCTCTAATATCAGATTCCATATCGGTATGTGCAATAGCTATATAAGAAGGTAGCACAGCTTCAGTATTGAAGTTCGGAGTTGACCTAACAATCTGTGTTATTTGCATAGCATATTGTTTCTTAAATGCCCTTGTAATAGCTCTTTGCTTTGCAAGGGATATGGGTACATTAACATGACTTCTCTGAGTACCATTAGCCCAAAATACGTTAGTTCCAGCTTTTATATAACCAAACCTAACAGTTTCGATTGTCATAGCAGCCTGTTCACCAAGTAAACCAGTGAACTCTTTAAGAACAGGGTCTTCATGAGTATCAGCTACTATATCGGTAATCTCAATAATACTACCATACTGTTTAAGAATAGCAGTAATATCTACATAATTAGGCTTGATGCTTGTAGGGGTTACACCCTCAACAAGCGGAGTTGTTGCCAATGGAAGATGCTCGTACCTACGAAACTTCATTGACTGTGTTTTATGCATAGGTAATTCCTTAGCTTGTCCGAATTTCTCGATAACAAGATAAGGCATACCACGTTTTAAAAGTTCAACCACTACATATGCAGCAGTTCTTGGAGAAATATCTCCGTATAGGGTTACTGTTCCTGCCATAGTATTTGCCTCCTATTTATTTACCAGGCTTAACTGCTTCCTCAAATGCAGATTCATAATCTTCAGCTTTTTTAACATCGCCTCCGATTGCTCTTTTCTTCGATTTAACAGTTTCCATTTCTTTTAATTTTCTTTCTTTTTCCAATCTTGCTTTCTCTTTTGTCTCGTCTTTGTCTTTATTGTCTTCATCAACTTCTTCTGTATTTGGTTTAATTCCTTTAGCAGCCTTAAAATCAGTAATTAAATCCACAACTTCCTCAACTTCACCTTCTTCAATTATTTCTTTGTAAGTTTTTTTCTTTGCAGGAGATAGGGTTTCTACCCAATCTAAAATATCCTTTTTCTGATATTCCTTACCATAATCAGGATGTGATTCCATAATTGCACCTTGATGTGCTTTTGTATCTTCTGTAAGTTTCTCCTGTATTAAACTATTAACTGCCTTTATGGGTAAATCGTAAGTATCAGCTATTTCCTTAACTAAATCCTCTCTGAACTTCTTTAATTCTCTTGCCCTGATTTTGGCTTCATTTTTATGTATATAGTCATATTCTTCTTTATACTTATCTAATTCAGGGTCAGGCTGCTCCTCCTCTGGTTTAGGTGTAGAATCTACCTCTTTGTCCTTTTCATCTACAGGTTTTTCCTTCTCTTTTAGTTTTTTCTCTAAATCTCTCTTGTCTGTTTCTGATTTGTCATACATTCCCTGTAGGCTTTTGTACTTTTGGACAACTTCTTCGTAAGTGTCTTCCTTTGTGTCGTCAGTGTCTTTGTCTTTATCCTTATCTTCAGTCTCATCTTTAGTATCACTTTCAGGCTTATCACTTACGTCTTCTTCACCGACCTTTGGTTTAGCATCCTTATTAGGGTCGGGAGTCTCGGTGTCTTTACCACCATCTCCTTCACCCGATGCTATGTTATCAAAAATTTCCTCAAAAGTTACGTCTTTTTCGTCTTTTTCTGACATTTCTCCTCCAAAAATAAAGGACTATAAGTTTAGGGAGCAATCTCCCTTCTTATAGTCCCGATTTTTTCGGTAACTAAAATGGGAGTAGGGGTTTTAATGCCTACCCCTCTCCAAACCTACTTCCGTACCCCAAAAACGTTGCCCTGCACTATTTCATGCATCACTGACAACATCCTCTTTCGTGCCTCCCCTCCGTTTAGGGTCTCTTAATATCGTTTCTTCTTTTTTAATATAAGTAATTTTACCGTTTTGAAAGACCAGATTAACCTTCCCAAAGAAATTCTTTGGTTTTATTAATCGTTCCCTAATTAATATATCTCTTATCTCATCTAAGTATAACATATTATAACATACTTTCTGATTTTTTACAAGTTATTCTTTTACTGCCTTAAGGATATCCAAATCAGCATCTTTTAAGGTTTTTTCAGCTTTTGCTTCCATATGTTTAGCCTTAGCTAAGTCATATATAATTTTGGCTTCAGCAGTAGCTTTAGCTAAAGCCTCAGCGTTAGCATCCCTTTGTGATGCCAAAAATGCCTGGACTTCTTCTTCAGTTCTAATAAAATCTTTAGGCTTTAAATAAAATACTCTTGCTCTTTCCTTTAAAAATTCACCAGTTTTAACATAAACTCTTTCTTCTGGTGTTAAGGTAGTAGCAAAATAATTAAGGGCGTGCATTTTAAGTTCATTCAAAACAAGACTCGTAGAACCTTTAGCCTTTATATTAAAATCACCCTTAATATCTTCATTGGGATTAAATTCCATATTCCAATTATATAATGCATATATAACTCCTTCATTACATTTGTCGTAAGATTTTATTATATCTCTAATACTAACAGTAGAAGATTGCCATTTCAAAGATGCTTCTCCTAATGTTTGCTTTTGAGATTTGTCTGGTTCTGTATGCATCCAAAGTGGAATAGATATTTCTACGTCTCCTAAGTAAAATGCTTTCTCTAATATTGTAAGTAAATCTGCTATATGAGAATTAAAGGTAACTGGTCTTACTGCTGGTGATTGAGCTTCTGCGAGCCTACCTCCTCTTTTCCAAATTCTGTCAGGAGCTACATCTTCAATATCTTCATCGGGAGATAGTAAGTCTGTATTAACTTCCATCATAGCACCAGAAACCTTAGCTGCATTATTTAACGTAGCTCTCATAGCACCACAAATAGTTAACTGAGTGTCTCTAATTATTTTTGGTAATCCAGTTCCAAATATACTTGTTTCATCCTTATCATAATAAAATAAAAAATAAGGTAAGTGTTTTACTGGTAAAGTACCATGAGAAATTTTTATAACCTTACTTCCAATTATCCAAATATTTACAAGAAATTCTATATCTAATTGGTCGTCAGGAATATCCTTGCCAGCTTTTCTTAAATCTTCTCCGTCTATAAATCCCCACCTTTCCAGTATTTCATATTTTCCTATGCGTGTTTCTTGGCTCTTTGCCTTGTCTATAGTTTCAAGTTGCAGTTCCCAATCTTTATAAGTAGCATTACCCTTTGGATGGTCTTTTATATATTCACGAATAGTATCTGAGAAAAAATCTTCTCTTAGGGTCAGTTTCCTTAATTGATGTTTATTTAATATATGCCTTTCCCATACAAAATCACAATCTTCAAGTTCACATGCTGACATATCTGGATACCAATCCCAAACTCTAACATTTGCAATATCAGGTAATCTCTTACTAACAATAATTGATTTCCATCCCTCTGTCGTTTCTTCGTAATCACCTTCTTCTATTGTTTGTGATAAGACTCCTTTTGCTATTCCAGTTCCAAAACGAACCCCACTTTTTATTATATCTTCTTGTGTTTCGTTATATTTTATTTCAGTTAATTGGTCTTCAATTTGCTTATCCATCTTTTCGCAACGTGCTTTTGCATATTCATTAATTTTTTCTTCTAATTCTTCTTTTGTAACTTCTTCTGGTTTTACCATAGTACCAGTAGATTGAGTTTGCATTAATGCTTTTTGTTGTTTTATTGCTGTTAAAGTTTCAACAATTTCTCCTAAAACTGCCTTTGATAAGTTTGGTTTAGGAGTTGGTTCTATTGCGTAATTTTTATCGTTTTCGGGTAATAGCATAGAATTTAACTTTGAACGTAATATAATTTCCTTAGAACGTGTATATTTAGGATAAACCCTTGATGCATTTTTAGGTATCTTCAAAAGAACATCAGGGTCATATAGTCCCTTACTTTGTCTTAAGTTTTCCAACCATTCATTTTCCTTATCCTTTCTCCACTTTTCATTATCATCAAATTCACTTTCATATTTCAATCCTAAAGCTGATATAATCGTTTGAATATCATAACCTAATTCCTTAAATTCCAATTTCATTTACCTCCTTTCTATTTATAATTTTATATAGTATTTTCCCACCAACAATATCCACAATAAAAACATGTATATTGAATTATTTTCAGTCCAGCGATGTTAAGAATCTTCTCATCTTTCCACCATAATTTATTGGTGCAATGACCACACTTATGATTAATCTTACATATCAATTCCGTATTTCCTCCCTTCTGGAATTAATTTTTCACATATCTCTCTTAATCCAGATATAGTATATGTAGCTTCTTTTATCTTTATTGACTCTGATATTTTTTCTATTGACTTTATACATTTTTCTATATTATTACCGATAGCTATAATACTACATATGCCCATAAAACCAGGTAGAGCATAATACGAATCATTAATCTTACAAGCCATTCTTAATTTTATCCATTTTCTATGTTTATTATTAAATCTAATTTCAGTCCAATGTTTTTCAGCCCAATCAGATTCAACAGATATTCCAACACCATAATCTGCTATTGCCTTTAGGTCTATTAATTTTCCTTCTGCTGCGTGCCACATAAACTCAGAAAGATTATCATACAGTTCAAGTGCAACTGCTGTAGGAACTGGCATGGGACATCTTATTGTAGGGTCTATTAAATATCCCTTATTGTCTTTAGTAACTATTGCTTCAGTTGAAAAAAATGTTCTACCATTTAATTTTTTCAAAATAGAACTTAATTTATCATTTATTTCTTTGAGTGCAGATGGTAATTCATTATATGAAACTACCTTGCCTATATATCCAGTTCCCCTTCTTTCATATCCAACCATAGAAATGTTTGGATATTTTCCATCAACAACAAATCCATCATATCCAGGTTCTATTCCTTCTATCATGTCCTCAACAACAAATTCCATAGTATCAGCCTTTCCTCCGCAAGCCAACAGCAATTCACCCAAATACTGTGCTTCTGTGCTATCATATTCTTCGTGAATGAAGGTTTCTAAGTCTCCACGAAATAAATTTAACTTTACTACTAAGTTCTTTTTTGATTTTAAATAGTCTATTAAATTTTGGAATCCCTTAATGTGAACGCAATGCTGTAATGGCATCTTTACTTTACTCATTAATTGTTTCATTTTCCATCTATTGTTTTCAAGAATCTCTGCCCTTCCAGCACCAAATACTCTATATCCTTTTTGTCTTAAAAACTCTACCTTATCTGAGCAATAAGTATCTGGAAAAACTATTAAATCAGCTTTATCAACATTATCCCAAAAACTCGATATTCTTGTTATTCCCTCAAGACCCTCTCCTATTAAAGAAAGGGTTGATTTTGGAAAAGCATTTTCCCAAGGAACGTAATATAATGTTTTACCAAAATCCCCTGCCAATCTCACAGCAAGCTCTGTCTGAAGACCAAAATCATAAAATAAAACTGTTTTGTTTTTCAAGGCTATCATTTTATAGTCCTACATGCGTTGGAGGCTCATATGGTGGTCTCCGTCTTGTTGGTCTTACATTAGCCATTCTTTTAATTTGTTCTTGTATATATAATGCTGCATATTGCAAGGCATCATGTATATGGCTATAAAAGTTTTTCTTAGGATTTCCCAACTTATCTTTTATATATCCCTTTCCAAATCCATTTCTTATTGTCTCACATTCTTCAGCATTTAATTGTAAAGACGGAACTCCCAAATCACATAATTGAGTAAGGAAATGCTCAACAGCACCTACTCTCGCAACAGGAGAATTTGTTCGTGCTGGCTCAATAATAAAACCAGGAAATTCTTCGTGTAAAATATTATAACAAGTAATCTCATTTGCTGCACTTCTATCCCTACCTGTGGGGTCTCCAGTTATTATTATCTTATATCCATGATATTTAGTTGCAATCAATGGCTTTAAAATATTTCTTACAAACCTCTGTACTCCCATTGATGTACTTACATATTCCTCAAGAACATTAAAGTGACCCATTGGTGTAACTTGTACAATTACAGCACATGGGGTTAATCCAAAATCCATTCCTATTATTAATGGTCTTCCAGGTACAGCATATAGTTTTGATTTTGCAGTATGAAGACTATCGGAATATGTATGCTCATATACAAGTTCGCCTTCTCTTACAAATCCATATTCATTGTCTATATATACCTTAATCCAATCAGGGTCTTTTCCTTGTATTAAGTTTTCATAATAATTTTCTGGCAACCATATTACATTTTCTGCTTCTGGAGAACGACCAGATGGTTGAATAAACTGCTCTGCATTTTCTGGCTTATCTTTCTCAAAATAATTAAACCACCAACTACCTTCCTCTGGAGAATTTGTATCCAATATTAATTGTGGTAAGGTACATCCACCATCTTTCTTTGCTGGAAATCTTCCAAGGGCAGGGTCTAAATTATCAAAAATAACTTTTGGAATTTCCCTTGCTTCATTTATCCAAGCACCAGACAACTCCATAGACAAAAGATTTCTAACGTCTTTTGGTTTATCTAATGCTCTAAAACTAAATTCTATCTCAGTATCTTCAAATGCAGTTATGTAATAATCGTGGGTTGTAATTTTAAAAGTTCCAAAGTGTTCTTCTGGCAACCATTCAAGAACTTTTCTTATAGAACTATCTTTAAGTTGAGCATAAGTATTTCTCACAATAGCCCATCTTGACCTTCTAATCCCATCCCTGGGGTCGGGTGCTTGATTAAGTCCATTTTTTAATAGTTTCTGAACACAAACAGAAGACTTTCCAGAACCCCTACAGCCACGAACTGCAATTATTCTTTTATCGCAATTATAAAAACGATATAGCGTTGGAGCATCTTCAAAAGAATAATTAATCTCCACTGGTTTCTGACTCAATTCTTCCATGTACTTCTATTTCCTTCTTTTCTCCACTTGGAGCTATAATGTTTAATATTACTCCCTGTCTTTGGGTCGGTTGCTGTTTAATAGATTCTGTTTTTAATAGAGATATAAGCAACTTATAGTATTCACCCCTATTTTTAATACTATTCTTAATCCACGTTACCATTCCCTTAACACCACCGACCTTATAAAAAACTTCATAAAAATCAGACTTAATTTTTTTAGAATCTATTGCCTTAAGTAGTCCTTTTACTTTTTCTTCAACTTCCTTTTCTACCTTATCGTCAACCGTTAAGGAAAGTTCATCTAATTTAGCACTAACTTCCTGGAGTTTTCTTTCTTTAATCTTTTCTGCCCTTGCCAATCTTGCTTTTTGAATATTTTTCTGTCTCCAGTTGTCTTGTGCTTTTTCTAACTTTTCTGTTTTCAATGAAACTCTCCCCTTGATTCAATATGTACATCCCATTTTACATATCTTACCCATTCAATTTTAGAGTCAGACATGCACTTATCAAAAAATTTAAAAAAGTTTATAACATCCTGATTAGTATAGGCACAAAATTCTATAACACTACATTCTTCCAAAACCCCATTCATGCTTTCATATGCTGGCATTAAAATATAATGGTCTAATGTCTTTTTTGCGATTTTAAGAACATATTGTGCTGAACTTTTACTTGCTATTGTCTTGTAAAGGGTCATTAGTCGTCTTCCTCATCTTCCGTTAGTTCCCTTTCAAGTCTTTTCTTTTCACGTTCTTTAATTTTCTCACGTTTTTCGTGACATTCTTCTGGAGTTTTATGTTCATCATAAATAAAATTATAATAATTAACTTGTAGAAATCTGTAAATTCTATTAATCGGAATAAAATATCCCATATGAGTTATTGGATTTATTGAAAATCCAGATATGGTAACTGCAACTCTTGATGGGATTCCGATAAATTCATACAATCCATCATTTTCCTTTTCTTTACCTGTACGATATATAGCACCACCAGAATTACCAAACATTGTCTGTGCATTAGACATCCAATATTTATAGTTTTCAATTTCATCATCCATACAAGTAATGCATCCAGTTGTAGGAATTGGAGCATGACCCATTGCAGCACCACAAACAACAACATCATCAAATACATGGATGTTATTTACTTCCTTAACGTCATATATTTTTGCTACATGTGGCTGTTCCGTTTCCACATCTCTTAGTTTTAATAATGCCATATCTTCTTCTTCTATATACGCTACTATATCTGCTTCAACACCAAAACTTCCTACACAATGAGAAAAATTATTATATTTAAAAAACTCAACAGACACAGTTGCTCTTATATCTTTTTTGATGTCTTTACCTAAAATTGCGTTCCATGTTTTTTTAATTTCAATGGCATCTTCAATAACATGGTGATTAGTTAGAACATAAGTCTCTACTTCTCCTTTTGCGTTCTTTTTGCTATAAATAACTGTTCCACTACCACCAGCCTTGTCTGTCCTTACCCTTACCGTTGGATAAAGAACTTGTTGATGAAGATTCTTAACATCGTGTTCTATACACTTACGTTCTGACATATACTTATCCTCCTTGTTCTTTTTTGGGATTATTACCACTCTTGGATAATATACTAATTTTAGACAATATATCAATTTTTATCTTTATATGTTCCAGCGTCTTTTTAATCTCAAATATTTCAACTTCAACTTTATTCATGTTCCATTAACCACGCCCTTATAAACTTATTAACTTCTTCTATCTTTTTTCTTAGTTCTCTTATGTCTTCTATTCTTGCATAATTAGTTAACATTTCTCTTTCTAATCTACTTAGTCCATTTGGTTTTTGCTTGTTAAATAAATTCTTTAATGCAATCTTAATTATCTCCCAAGTTACAAGACCACCAAAAATCATTAACGCATAAGTAGCGTAGGTAATTGAATTATCCATGTAAAAAAATCTCCCTTTCTGCCCTTCTTCTCCTTAATAATCCCTTAACAATTCTACCACCAGCCCTACACCATCTTGGAAATTCATCAGCAGCAGATTCATATTCTCCCCTGTTTAGTTTCATCCTTAATGTGCTTCTCTGCAATGCTCCTGCTCCTAAGTTAAAAGTAAAACTTATAAGTGCATCACGTTGACCTTGAGACAAGGGAACTTTAATGTATCTCGTAACTGCGTATTCATATACTCGTATATCTTTTTTTATGAGAACATCACCTTCTATTTTATTCATTGGTTCTTTAAAGATTTCACCTACTCTTAGTGCATGACCATAACCAATACTTTTATAACCACCCAAACATATATAAATATAAGCTGCAAACCCTTCAAATGATTTTATAAAGTTTGCTCCTGCTTGAGATATGGTTGTGTTGATATAATTGAAAATGGTAGATATGGTCATGTTATTTTCTCATCCTCATAAATGCTCTCTGACCAAACCAGAACATAACAACAGCAGACAACAATTCAAAATCCCAATCTGTCCACAATTCTTCAAGAGGAACATCTGTGTATAAAAATGCATTAATTTTTAATGCAAGATAAAATCCCATAAAAGCATATGTTATAACTGGTCTAACAGAGCTTACTAAAAAATTAGCTAATCCATCAAGAAACCTAAAGCCAGTAATTTGAGGCTTTCCATAATCATATAAGTGCTGTGATTCTGCTACATCTGCTTCAATCTGTGCTTCCTCTATCCTATATTTATGCTCCATGGTTCTGTGTCTAATTTGCATTTCAAGCAACAAAAGTTCTTGTTTCTTATCTGCCTTATCCTGGAAAAACTTAAGGATAGTTGGAATTGCAGAACCTAATAATCCTATTATTGCTCCTATCATTTTATTCTTCTCCTAATCCCTCCAAAAACCTTTCAAGATTAACAATATCCTGAGCCGATAACTGTATTTTGTCAAGTAATTTAATGTCTGTAGCAATAAAAGATACTTCAACTTCTTCTTTCATTAATTCTCCATATTCTTTGGCAAACTCTTTGGCATTTTCTGGTTTAACTTGAACATTTAATCCATCTGGAGTTTCTTCTCCATATCTCTTGACTAATTTTTGTCTGTTTTCTTCAAGTAGTTTATACTCAGCAATTATAGATTTAGCGAGTTTGGACAATCTATATGCTGTTTTAATCGGCAAGTCCTTTCCAATTAACTTAGCCAGGGAATTTCTAATATCCTCCAATTCCCCTAAGCTGATTTTTTCAATCTTAATTTCTACCATTTTAACTTACCTCCTTAGTAAATTAAATATTTAGTGTTTAAATAGCTATTAAGTTGGGCTACCTGTTCATCAGTAATAGCAACTGTATATATACCACACTCCGCAAGGTCGCCATAAAATGGTTTCCATGTAACCCCTGTTTTACTATCGAATAAGTCAAACCAATCATAAATTGTATACCACAATGTAGTAGGGATAGGTGAGAGATATGTTAGTGTTCTCTCTATTCCATTACGCCAAACTCTTAATTTTGTAGCATCGGTACTTTGTGTTCCATCGTATACAACAACTACAATATTGAAAGCATTATTTACAAGAATATCAGATTCAACTCCGTGGTAAACACCATTGTTGCATATATACTGGTACATATCATCTGTAGCACAAAAACCCATTTCAGTCCTATTCTTGCCATTATATCTTATGCCCATCAATATTTCCTCTGTACGTTCAATATCAGCGACAGATGCTACATAGAAAAATGTTGCCTTAGCTGTTCCTCCTATTTGCCCATACACATTATCATTCTGCATCCTATCGTCAATGCCATCGGCTCTTACTATTGGCTTACTATTCAATATATTTGTTTTGTAAAGTGGCTGGTTATCTTCTTCAGTTTGTGTAAAATGAAAATTACCACCACTTTCATCTTCCCATATTTCTATGGGGTCATTATCATTCAAGCCAACAATACCATCAGCACGCAACCATAAAACACATCCATCTATGTTGGTAGGAATAAATCCGTTATCTGCTATAGTTGTTGTGCGACCAAATAAAGTAATCATTATATATACTATGCCTCCTGAGTCCAAACTCCAGACCTACCTATTACTATCCATCCGTCTGCACTATCACCAACAAGTGTTACATAATCTCCTGCACCACTTGCACTTGTAATTTGTTTACCATCTCCTGTGGTTGCTCCATTAAGAATAATTCTATCATTATCATTAGGGTCAATTATTATTGCATTTGCTCCAGTGGAATATACTGTAACTACACTTCCTACTGCAACTACTGGTAAGGTTATGGTTGCTACTGCTGTTACAAGTATCAAATATCCACGACATTGCTCTACTGTCAATAATTGACTTGCACCATAAGAGGTTACGTTAATACGAGAAGAACATGTTCCTTCAAATACATTTTTAGAATTTGCACCAGCAGAATAAAGATTGTAATGTGCTGTGGCTTCGGATATAGTATTCTGTGCTTCGATATATAAACCATGGATAGTTCCTATGTTTCCAGTTATAGCACCATCTTTAGTTGGAGACTTAATTAATGAACCATATGCATTAACAATTGATATGTCTGTATGTCCAATATTTATTTCAAACCTTCCAGCTATTGCAGATGATACTATTACTCCATGCATATCTGCCAAACCAGCTATCGCTTTATTTTCTGAACCAATCAATTCAGTAATAGTTCCAGAGCCAAATCCAGTTACCGTTGCTATAAGTTGACCACCTACTATTTTATCTGCATTTTTTATTCCACCAACAGCATAAAGACTTGCATAAATATATGCACCACTTACCTCATTGATATTTACTGTATCTGTACCAGTAAGGTAATTGGCTGATGCACCAAGCGTTGCACCCCTGGAATAAATATTTCCTGTTAATTTACTGGTATCAGATATTGCATATATAGAATATAATCTGTCAATATCATTTTTTGCTGATATAAGAAAAAGCGGAGCATAATACAAATTCTGTATTGTATAACCACTTGGAAAATCATTTCCCAAAATTAATTTTTCTTGCGACCTATATATTATAGTTTCTACCATTTTTCCACCACCTACCTTACATCATCTTCAAGAATGTAGGAGAAAATCCCACATACACTTTTGTAGTTCCTGTTTCAGTTAGGGCTGTAATATTTCCTCTAACATATTCTATAACCTTACCCTCTACATGATACATAGCTGCTTTTGCTGTTATTTCTCCAGCAGTAAGACCATGACTTGCCAGGGTAAACCAATGACTTCCATTAAGAGAACCCTCTAAGTCAACAGTCATTGCTGTTACAGAACCTCCACTATTAGTCCACCATATCTGAACAGTATATTTATTGAGAAACTTGATGCGTTGACCATCTCCAACACGATAGGCAAGACCAGCACCAGTTGCCTCTACTCCATCTAAAAGTAAAACCATTTTTTAAGTACCTCCTTTAATTTTATCAAGTGGAATCGCTTTTTCCCAACGCCATCCACATTCACAAACTACATCGTAGTTGTAATATATACTTCTATGTATTTGTCTTTTACAAAGTGGACATGTCATTATAACATTTATTCCAATTTGCATATTACACGATTCATGTACTTCCTTACAAATCTTTTTTGTAAATTCTATTACTCTACTCATTTATTAAACCTTACCATCTATAATCTTAATTACATCTTTTAAAAGAAACCTACATTTAATTTCTATTAAATCTTTCATGGCATCTATAGCTCTATCCCTATCTGTGTCCGTAGCCATGAGACCTCCAAACCTGAAACAATAAATATAGTATTCGTTATGTAATTTTCGGATTTTGATTTTGAACTTACGCCCAAGAACGGTTATATAGATATGTTCTATTTGACAGGGTTTATCGTTAGGGATGTCCTTCATAATACCTTATTATAGCATATCCACAAAATATTTACAAGTATTATTATAAGCGTATGTATGCACAACATGGGCATTGTAAACCTTTAAGGTTTCCGTTGTAAACCTTATATCATATAAGTCAAAAACCATTTTCTTTACACACGTTTATGTGAAGTGTACCCGATATGGACATAAAATCAATAGGTTAAACGCTGCCTATATTTCAGTCATATATGTGAAAGCACCCGAAAACCCTGAAATATCAAGGAGTTACGGAGAAAATAACCTATTCCTATATATATCTTATTATAATATATATAGTATATATAGGGATTAAAAACCTATTATAGCGTAAAGTATTGTTATTAAACGATTTACAGGCACAGTTCACACGTTTATGTGAATAACCTCAAGGGCTACAGAAGACTTCACCCATTTATGTGAAAACAGAGGGTATCGTAACTACTGGATATATAAGGGAGAATAGACCAACTTCAGCCATTTATGTGAAATGGATATAAGAGTGTTTTTGACAAAATGGCTATTGCAAGTGAGGAGGACATAGATATGTAATCGCCCCCTCTTTTGAAAGCTACGCCCCCCTCCCCATGCAAAAAAATAAGTATTGTTTTTGACATCGTGACCATGCCTGAATTAATAAACATACTTAAAAAGGTAAATAATATATATGTTATATATACTCTTAAGGATAAATATAGTAATGATTATATATACTATAAATACAGTAATTACGATTAATATAGTCAACCGTAAAGATGGCATGGTTTATGCTAAGGTCATAGATTGTGATTTAAGTGGAATGATGATTGCACACGTCATAGACTACCAGAATGACCACATTCTTTCATTATTTTATTCTTTCAAGTAAGATTGTAAGACAGTAAGATTTATAACATACTGTAATTATTCTATTATATAATGTTTATAATCTATTAATGATTTTATTATACTATGTAATCGGTTACATATATTGTGTAATTCATTACATACTGTTTTATCCTTATATTACAATCGGTTACGACATAGTGTGTAATTGGTTACATAGTCTATGTAATCCGTTACATAGTATACTTATGTCTTGATACTGGCGACAATAAAATATCCCATGTTATCAAGAGGTTATCTATTTTGGCACAATAAATAATCTTGGCACGATGTTTGCTTACATAAATATAATGGAAGGTGGTGATAAAATGAAGTATATATGGAATTACCGACATGATATTAAGGTCAATATATCAACCGTTAAGCAATTTACGGTTAGCGAGGTTTACTACGGAGCTAAAATAATTTATGAGGTTAGGGCATGGTACAATACAAATGACTATCACACGATAGACAAATTTGAAAGTATAACGGATGCTTATGACCTTATAGACACGATAGCAATTTAATAAGGAGATTGACAATATAACGGATGTTAAAATAGCGAAAGTATTTACTATAAATACTATTTATACTGTAAATATAATATAATGTATAGATACTCCATTAGTCGAACATTTAATTTAAATGACTATGTAGTGGACTTCCAAAAGTATGTAATAGATTACATATATTTTAATATAATTATTACTCATGTATTCTTTAATATCAAGGATTTGTCAATCTGGCATGAAGTTTGCTTATATAAATAACATGGATGTGAATACAGCTATAAAAACTCCGATTTTAACAGCATCACATGCTATGGAGATTATTGATTTATTGTCTAAAGAGTTTGATATCGAGACACCTAAGTTAATAATGAAAGCTCATATATATACTTCTGCTGATTATGTAAATAATACCATTAAAATAGATAATACAAAATATGGATACTTTCAATATGCATTGTCTATGGAAGATATTATTCTTCATGAGTTTACTCACATCTTAACGTGGGTGAAGAATAAAAATGATATGATTAAAACTACTGGTAATTACTATGAAGGTTACAGAGTAAGATATTTACATCATGGTAAGGCATTTCAAAGAAATCTACTGTTAGTGATTAAAGCATGGTATAAAGATATCAATAAATATAACTGGAAAAACGAATACATCGCCATTGCTAAAGCATATAAAAACAATAAAATTTAGTGGAGGTTTAGTATATGTATATAGTGAAAAAAAGAAATGTCATTGTAGTGCATGATAAGAAATTTACTTATCATTTTATACTTAACAGTAAGAAATCAGATAACGGTTTTACTCATGGTTTTCTACATGGTATAATAGACTATAAAAACAAGATATTCTATACCACTAAAGAAAATCACTTTTATAATAATGACATTATACGGAGGATGTACACAGTTGTAGAATATAACAAAATGAGATTGCTTGACCTATATAATAAAGGTTTAAAGTAGTGAAAATAACCTTTTGTCAATTCCATAACAACCTCATTAACGGAAGTTATCAAGATACTATAGCTGATAGATATTATAATGGTATGTATCAGTATAAGCACAATGATGGTTACTATAAAACCTCAGAGTTTTTTGAATTACCGTTATGGATAGCTGAAATTAATGGAAGTTTAACCAGTGGTTATGATACTGAATTATTAATAATTGATAACGTAGACAATGCCATAAATCGATTAAATAATAGTGGTAGTGATTACATACTCTTTTCAGTATTGGATGTCAATAAAAGATATATTAAGGATATAATCAAAAGATATACTGGTAACGGTTTATTTTGTATTGGTGGCTATGTAGATTTTACATACTTCAACGGTTTATTGGTAAAGGTATTTAATACCGTTAAACAGTTTATTGAATCATTAGGTATAGAATACCACTATAACTTAGATTATAAGCTATTCAGAGGTTACAAGACAATACCACGTTTAACTTTAAGTTATGGATGCCTTAACAGATGTAAATTTTGTACCGTAGAAAAAACCATAACTGAGGTTACTATAGATAACATACTAAAACAAGTTAATGCATTTCATATACTTGATTTTAAATTGGTATATATAAATGATAAAACTTTTGGTCAAGCTAATAATTACCATTTATTACATACATTATTTGAAATGATAAAAAGTTATAATAAAGAGTTTAAAGGTTTTATAATTCAAACTACATGTATACAGCTATTAGATATTAACTTTCAAAATATGCTCCATAGTGGTATTATATATGCTGTAGAAATTGGAATAGAAACATTTAACAATGACTTGTTATATAGTTTAGATAAACCTCAAACAGAAGATGTTATTATAGAAGCTATAGCAGTTTTAAAAGATAATAATGTCCATATCATACCTAACATTATAATAGGTATCATAAATGAAAATAGAGATACTTATAATAAAACCCTTAACCTTATAAAACAGTATCAAGAGGATATATACTTTTTGAATATATATAATTTAGCTGTATATCTTGATACTCCACTTGCTAAGGACATTAACGTACTAAACGACAATGACCTTAACGAAAACATAACCAATAAAAGTTTTTATACTGAAAAACAAATGGAAGATAACGAATACTTTTATAATGAAATATTTAAAATTGGTATAGAGATTTTAAACCGTTAAACTTGAAATAGCAAGGACAAAATATAATTATGAAATTTTATTGTATTGCTAAAAATTCAATTATAAATAAGAATAAAGCTATTAATTACTGTATTAAAATAAAGAAATGTAAAAATTGGAGGATAAAATAATACTTGACAAAATGTTTAAAAAATGCTACATTAAAACTATGATTAAAAAAATACTGAGGTTAGCAATAATAATTTTGATAGCTGTAACGGTTACAGTTTGCACTTTAACTGTAGAATCATATATAAGCTATAACATTATTAAAGTAGATTTATTGGAACATTAAAAATGAAAAGTTTTAAATTATATACAGAGCATAGAGATAACTTAATTGAGCTTGCAAGGTTTTATTTTAATGAGTTTACAGTATATAATAAAACTGGTAATGATTCCATTGTTGGTTTATGGAATAATGAAATAGAGCAAACTTCCATAATAGAAATAATAATGAATGATACTATAATTAATGAAAGTTTGATATGTAAGTTAATAAATGATATCAAAAGAGTAAATAATCAACAAATGGTATTACTAACTATAACAGATATGGAAGTTATATATGGATAACCTAATCAAAATATTTAATCAAGCTAACAGCTATGAAGTAGAAAAGGGTTTAACGTGGTATAGTGACGTTAATCAAACTTTAATAGAGCTTGCTAAAAAGTATGGCGTTAAACCTGAAATAGCACATGCAGTTTGTTCTGCATTATCGCCACGCTGTATATGGAATCAAAATTTGATAGATACTGAAAAGGTTTTAAGGTGGTATAAAGATAAAAAATCACTTAAACAAGGAATAGTAAATAAAACTTTACCATCTGTAACTACATATAAACGCAATCTTAAAAAAGCCATAGATATATTAAAAACTGGTAACGTAGAAGTATTTAAAACTTGTAAAACTTTTAATTTCTTTAAAAATATAAGTGAACCATTTAATAATGATTATGTAACGGTTGACGGTCACGCCATTAATGCTTACTATAATAAATTGGGTATTGTAGAAAATAAACATTTTACACCTAAATATTATAATGAGATAGCAACTAAATATAAAAAAGGAGCTAAGAAATTTAATATATTAGCATGTCAATTTCAAGCTATAATCTGGTTAACATTTAAAAGAATACATAACATAAAAGTTAACTGGCGTGAATATCAAACCAATTTGCCATTTTAGGAGATTTAAAATATGATAGAATCTATATTTAGTACGATTGGTTATTTAACATTAATAATATTTATATTTTACCTTGCTAATAATGGAGGATAAAATGAGATTAGTTATAGCTGAGTTTGATAGTAAAAAAGTTTTAATAGATAGAAAAATAACTATTAAAGAGGGTATCGAATTACAGTTTCCTGTAAAACCTGAATCAATAAGAATTTGTTTTACTGATGAGAAAACTGTAGTATTGCTTTTAAAGAGTTAAAAAAAACTTGACAAATATTTTTGAATCTGTTATATTAAAACTATGGAGGATAGGCACATGTTACAAGAAATCATAGAAACTATATCAAATGGACATGTACCGTCATATTGGATTAATAACTATGGTGTACCCACTAAAGGTAATTGTAGAATAGCACATATTGAAAACTGGTTAAAAAAGTTTTCTATAGAAATTGTTAACCCTAACATGCGAAATAAAATTAACCCATCTTATTGTGGCGGTGTAATATACTTACCTGAAATAAATTATGTACCGAACATAGAACAATATTATATTGGAGCTTTTCACGAAATTATTCACTATATCGGTGACATGAAGCACGACATTTATTTTAAAAATGCATGGAGTAACGAAAGACAACATGCTCAAGAAGAAATAATAGCACAGATTGGAGCTTTAATTTTAGTTAAGAAGTTTAATTTAAAATTACAAAAAGAAACTTTAATAAATGAATATGCTTATCTTAAATTGTATCTCAAAAAATATACCTTACCCAATCTAAAGCAATATTTATTTTTTGATAGAGATGGGAACGAATATTATATAGAAGACTTAAGAAAATGTTATAGCATAGCTCTTGAGAGAATAAATTATATTATCCTTAATCAAGATACGGTGACATATACATGATATGGAAAATTTTAACAATACATTTATTGATATTGCTATCCTTAGCAATCTTTATAGTATATCAAGAAGTTAAAGAAGATGATATGCATAAATGTAAGCAATCTGGTATTGAAGAATTTTGGAGTAATACGTTAAACCAAACTAAGGAGGGTAAAACTTTTTTCTATAATGGATTTGAAATCATACCACGTTTAGACGGTGGTATAACAATTAGAAAGGAGAAGTAAATGAGAAGAACAGTAACAATAAAAGTTTATATTAAGTTTGAAGGTATATTACCACACTGGACTGAAAAAGATTTTAAAAACTACATAGAAGAAGTTCTTGAATTAGATAATGGAGATTGTATTACAAAACTTGAAATTGTAGCAGATGCTAAAGAGGATTAATTATGAAAAAAAATACATTCATATTAATAGATTTCAGAAAAGAATTTTTATCACCTATAGAATATAGCATTACAAAATGTTTTAAGATAGTGAGTGTTACTAATTCTATAGGTTGGATAGTTGGCGATTTTTTAACAGAAATGGAGGTTAATACCCTCAACTGTAATCAAGATATAACAATTAAAATAATCGACAGACCTAAGTTAAGGTTGGGTTAAGGAAATAAAAAATGTTATACAATGAAGATAATATAGACAATGTGTATGACACCTACACTGAAAGAATACTATTATCAGAAGATTACCAGAACTGTATTTACAGAGACAAAAGAGGTAATTGTTACTTTGAAGGTACAAGGTGTTGGCATGTATGGACATGTCCAATAGGATATGAAAGAAAAAAGGAGACTAAACAATGAAAAGAAAAGATGAAAAGAAAAGCGTAGTATTACATTACAATGATAGGGGTTATGATTGCAAAGTGGAGGTTATTTTTTATAAACGTGGTGCTGTGGCATTAACTGATTATACTTTTGGTGGAGATAGTTTTATATACCTTTATCCTAAACAAGCAAAGGAGTTAAGAAATTTATTAAAGGTGACAGAATAAGGAGGATTAAATGAAAACAGCAACAGATAAACTTGTAAATCTATTAATTAAAACAAGGAATCGGTTAATAGAAAAATATCCTGCACGTCATTATGCTCATGTTCAGGTATGGGCTAAGTTTTGGAATCTGGTAAGATGTGTAGAAGAAATAGAAAGAATTAATATTAATTGGGATAAGGAGATTAAATGAAAAAAGAAAAACATAAATTAATTATAATATCTTTGCATGATGCTCAAGCTACATGTTCTTGTGGACATTGGTATCTATGCCATACAGGTGAACTAACAAAAGAAGAAATAAAATTACAACATGAAATTCACAAGGGAGGAGGTTATTTAAAGCCACTCTTTTAATTAAACTTGAAATAGCAAGCTAAAAAAAGGGGTTGACATTTTAAATGAAATATGCTATACTCTAAAAAGGAGGACAGGAAAAATGAAGAAAAGAACTAAAAGTTTTAATCTAAAAGGACTGAGGGTGATAATTAGAAGGAGTGACTTCAATCAACATGGAGCAACTATTGGGTCTGGTGGTACACTATATGATTATATTGCAAATCAGTTTAAAATTAATCCTACTATAGATGATGATATAGAAATAATAATTACTAAAGCTGAAATAGTTTAAAAGGAGAAAAAATGAGTAAAGAAAAAACAGATAACGAACTTTGGTATTCAACATATAAAAGATATTCAAAGCTACTTGAAATAGCTAACTTGCTACGCCTTGCAATAAGTGAAGATGGTTGTGAAACTTTAAATGTTCCTTCTTGTGAGTTTTGTAAAAAGTACGATTGCTGTGATTTTAATTCAAAAGGCAATAGCAAGAAAACGTGTCCCATAGAAAAAGAATGGGGTAGATGTGGGGATGAACACTCTCTATGGAATGGTATATATAATGCAGTAGATACATTACAATTAAAAATAGCAATATGTAAGCAATATGTACTACAAAAGCATATTATAAACATAAGATACGAAAAGGTAAAAAGAAATGAGTAGAGATTATACATTAAGATTTGTTCAAAGCAGAATGGACAGAGCAAAGATAGGAAAGAGAGCAAGAGTTAAGGGATTCAGGACAATAAAACCTATAAAGGTTTATAAGAAGAAAGGAGGATAAGTACAATGCCAAAAGAACTTCAAGAACTTTGGTCGAGTGGTCTTACCTCACGTTATGAATGTGAAGAATGTGCTGAATGTCCACACTTCGATGGCGAGTGTACTTTAGGATATTGTAGATATGTAAAAAGACACCCCATTGCATTAGATGATGATGAAGCCTATGATTTAAATGACGTAGACAAAAAGAAAAGGTACGATAAAAAATATTACAGAGAACATAAGGGAAGAAAGGAGTAAACGTGGGCAGACCAAAAGGCTCGAAAAACAAAAAGAAAGTTAATTCAGAAATTCATGTGACTGAGGACAAAACTAAGGTACAAGGTAGGTTTGATAAAGTTAATGATAAGGTAATTCTATATTGCTTCAAGGAAGATAACTGGAAAAATTTAGAAGTCTGTAATGCTTTTTGTTCTGCAAGTAAGAAAAATAAATGTTCTTCATATAGACTATTGCAAGGCAATCCAATTAGAGTTAGGAAAACCAAAAGAGAAATGGATATAGAGAGAGATATAGAAAAAGACTGTGAAGGTACAAAAGGACAAGATAGGGAAAATTATATAATAGAAACAGGAGGAAGGAGAATAATATGAGAAAGACATATAAATGGTTTAAAATTAAAACAGAAAAAGGAGTAGTAAAGTATGAGAGCATAAGACGTGCAGAAAATTTAAAAGAAGCGTGGGATAAGACTTTAAAGAAGTGGAGATTAAATGCTAAAGGTTATCAACCAATAGATTGCGTTACTACTTGTGGTTTATGTAATATATTCTTTTCGGATTGTATAGATTGTCCTATTCAGGTTGATACTGGTCAAATAGTATGTAAAGCAAATACATATTATAATAAATGGTGTGATGCATGGAAGAAAGTTCCCTCTAATCGTAGAGGGATGATAAATTGTGCAAAATTGGAATTAAGCTATCTTGAAAATTTAAAAAGAAAGGAGAAAAAATAATGAATGAAAAAACCAGTAATCAAGTTTCTATATGGAACGCTAATCATCCTTCCAGAATGACAGCAATATATATATTGGAAACGCTTATGGATGAAGGCTGTATTCCAGACATTAAGGGAATGGCATGGTATAAGGCAGAAGATATAATAACAGAAATAGTTGAGGCAAGAAAAGAAAATGTCAAATCATAATCATAACCACAAATTTAATTTGAAAGAAACAGTTACAGTTTTAGGTATAGTTATAGTGTTAATGTTATTTGCTATGGCTTCTAATTGCATGGAAAATATAAACTATTTCAAGGGAGGGTAATGTGGAAAATAAAATTATTATAAATATAAGAGTGGAATATATAGGTAAGGGTAAAGAAGCGTTTCCTGAAATAGATGATTTTTTTTCTAAACTCAAAGAAATGGATAAAATAGAAAAAGTTAATATTACTCTTGGTGATTATGCAATTACAAAAATAAAAAAGTAGAAAGGAGGTAATTAAATAATGGCTATTATAGGTTGTCTATTGATAGGTGCAGGGATAATAAAGAACAATACATCCCTTACAATAGTAGGAATAATTTGTATAGCTCTTGAGTTAGTACATGAGGGGATAATAAAATGAAAAGAGAAAATCAGGTTTTCAAGGGAAAGTTAAAAGACAAAGAACTATATTTAATAGAAGATGCTCTTGTTTGTCTTAAGGAAAAATATGAAGACATCACAGCTAACAACAAAAAGATAAAAAATATTGAAAGATTAATTCTCAAATTATACGAAAACTTTTCAGAAGTATATGCAAAAAAATTAAAGTAAGGAAGGTTAAAGTATGGCAGAGAAATATAATAAGAAAATAATAATTCAAAAGGTTGTATCTCATGTATGTGCCGATGCTATTGCAGAGATAGGAAATAGCCATCTTACATTTTTGGTTAGGCAGTATCTTCTATTAAAGGTAGATGCTAATGCTGTTGACATAGACAAGATTCTTCCATCGGAAATGTTAGAAGCCAGAGATAACTTAGTTACAAAGTTGAAAAGTATGGTACTTCCAACAAAACAAAAGGAGGAATAATGTATAGTGTATTTGTATATGAGATTCATGAGTATCTGGACTTAGAGGGAGAACAAGCTATAATTAAATGGTTTATGACATTACTGTATGATGATGATGGTTACTTCCGCTATATAAGCACTCTCCGTAGGGAGATATCTGAGTATCCATTACAATTTGATATTATAGAGTATAATGAATTTAGTGACCGATATCAATTCCATCTTGGTTGGTATGGTATGGTAGAGGCAGACCATTTGAGAACAAAAATTTATAAGGATGGTAAACTTATTTGTGAAGAAGATACCATACCTGAAAGGAGATAAGAATGAAGACAAGAATATTCAATAAAGAACTTTTAGTAACTGCAAAGGAATTTCATTTTCTTTCAATCGGAAACTATATAGTTTATTATGCTATTAAGGATGGTTATCATGTAATAGTTATGGCAACAGAAAAAATAAAATAAGGAGGATGTCCTAATGAGAGTAAAAATAGTAGAAGAAGAACTTGGAGGTTTTAAACCAATAACGCTTTCTCTAACATTTGAAACACAAGAAGAAGTAGATAGATTCTATGCTGTATGTAATTTCAGTCCACTCTCCCCTTACTTTGTAGGACACGATGAAATTAGGGATGCAATAAGAGCTTACTTTCCAAAAAAAGTTATAAATGGTTGGAATTACTATCCTGCTAATTCTTATCATGATGAAATAGTAAAACATGTTAGACAATATTATGGAAGGGAGAAATAAATATGTATATTAGGAGAGATACTTTACAAATCGAACAAGGATACTATGAAGTATGGCGAAAGGAATTTCACATTGCAAAAGCAGACATATATATTGTGGGTTCTTATAGATATTCTAACTTCACAAGTAGTTATTATGCTATAGTTACAGTTACAATTATCGAAGAAAGTGGTGGTGGCTCTGGAACAATAATAGCTACGGACAGTTTTACTTTTTCTGATGGTGCAGAACAATGGTTATGGAATTTATATAATGATAAGGAGAAATAATGGAAACAAGAAAAAAATATTTAGTTATTGACAGAAATGAAGATTTCCACACAGTATTATTGAATGACAATGAATACGAACAATTTATAGAAGATTCTTGGGACTTTCATGGAGAAACACCACCAATATTATTACTGGCAAAAGATGTAGCAAAAGTATTAAAGGGTAAACCAAAACAAATAGGCATTGAGGAGGATTAATGGAAATAGGTATGGTTATTCTGGTAGGTATATTATTATTGAGTATGTTGCTTTACAAAATAGGAGGATTATGAAATGAAATTTGTGGATAAAATAGATACCTTAGCTCATGAAAAAAGATTGATAGGATTTACACTTACCGTTGAAGAAGCAGAAGATTTACTTGAATTGTATGATATTTTTAGTAAGCGGTATTACGAAAAGCAAACTCATGGTGCTATAACTCCCACACAAGAAGAAATCTACAGAAGAATAAATAAATTAATTGAAGACACTACTGATTATCTTGTAGATTCTATCGGATAAGGAGGTAAGTAAAATGAAAGATGGTTTATATCTACAAAGGGATGAGGTTGCTATCTATAAAGATGGAAAACTTCATGCAATTACCAGAGTAGTCGGAGAGACAGTAGAGTTTCTTAAGTTACTTAAAAAGTTTTTTCCTAATAGTAACATTACTGTATTGTCTTTTGAGCATACAGATGAAGGTAAAGTAAACAAAGACTATCCATTGGAGGGATAAAATGACAAAGAAGAAAAAAGAAGGAAAGAAAGAGTATATTGTAGTAGACTTGGAAGGAGAAAATATTTACAAAAATCTAACTAAAGAAGAATTAATTCAGACATTGGAAAAAATAAAACAAGAATATATACTTGATGCTGATTCAGACAAAAAAACAATTGATAGATTAAACCAAGAATTAAAAAAAGAATCAATACTGGTTATAAAGGGAAAGGTAATAAAAGTAATTGTTGACCAGCAACCTCTAACAGTTATCGAGTTTGCTTAAATGTTTTGGTCTTTTGGGAGCAGTTATGTTTAATTCTTTTAGTTTTGATAATAACTGTTCCTCTATTTTTTTATATTTCAATTCAATATTAGTAGCAGAAGATTTACTTTCTTTATTTAATTTATTAAATTTTTCCATTCCTATTTTTGCCACAATTAAACTCAATAAAGTTTCAGGTTCTTTCCTTAATCTCCAATGATGGCAATAGTAACATAGTTTCATTCCATTGTCAGGATTCCATCTTACATTCTTACCTTTATGAAATATATGGTGTGCATCCATCTTTCCTTCTATCTTCTTACACCATTGACATCCTTCATCCCTTACATGGATAAGTAATTTCCACAATTTATCGAGCCACTTCTCATAAACCTGTTTTAAGCTCTTAACATTATTAACTTTACCTCTTTTACTAACAATAACTAATTCTTCAAGAGCTTTTTTTAATTTACTTTTTACCATATACAGAGTTTTTTCTCCAATTTATAGGCTATTGTTTCGTGAATAACTCTATCTTCAATCCCCTTTAGGAACACTATAACATGAACAAGTTCGTGGGTTAGGGTAGAATTTTCATATACATCTTGAGATACATGTATTTTAAATGGAACAGAATAATAAGATTTCATCCTCCATGTACAGCCCACTATTCCCTGAACATTACCACAAACAAGAGCAATGATTATTTGAAAATTATATACATGTATTGTCACTACGTTTTTTTGGACAGGTTTATATTTAAGGTACTTAGCTATTTCTTTCATGCACCTATCTACCCTATCTTCGATTATAGTAACTGTTTTTTCTGTGCCTTTTGCTCCTTTGATGGTAGCATAGTCAGTATATATATTTTCTGCTTGAACATTAGATATTAATATAGATAATAAAATAAGAATTGAACAGAAAACATAAAATCCTTTCCTTGTATATTTTGGTATAAAATTTTTCATCTATGCCTCCTTAATTAATATTTCCAATTCATTTACCTTTTTGATAATTTCATCAACATTATAAATATCATTTCCTATAATAACCAAATTGAAAAGTTCATTAAGTAATTTTAATGCATTAGCTTTATCAAATTCAGTAAACATAATTAATTCCTTATACCTATTACCTTTGCTGTGTCTATGAAGTCAAGAGAATGTCCCTTATATGTAGCTTGTACATTTCCAAAATTACCATACCACCATAATCCCTGTCTTGTAAAAGCAGATTCCATATCTTCCCATAAATCTTCTACAATATCAGCGTCAAATTCAATATATATTTCATTACCATTTAATAAAATAAATGTAAAAGTTTCTCTTTCTATAGCCATCACTAAATCTCCTTAAGTTTTTTAATTATATTTTTTCGGACTTCCATCACATCTGTATTTATATAAATAGTATCACCATCTATTTCTACTGATTTAATATCAACAGCAAATCCTTCAGAATCAACCCATACTCTAATTGGCAAGTCCCTTACACCTACAGATACGGTTTCAAGTAACTCTTGAAATTCACCAACAGTAATTATTGCTCCTTTTGTTTTCATACTAACCCCCTTGTTGATTTAATAAGTTTCTCTAAGTATTCTTCTGCTCCTTCTTCTGTTTTAAAAACAACATGAGAGGCTTCTAAGGGAAAGCAATGCTGGTGGATGTTATTATCTTCCATAGCAAGAATAATATGCTTACCAAAAATAGCTGCTGCTGTTATTTCTGATACACATCCAATAGAAACTTCATCAGCTTCCATTAGATTACAGTAAACAATATCTGTTATTCTAACCATCCAGATATCTCTACCAAAAATAGCATGATTAGTAGAACAGGGAACATTATCATATCCTACAGATTTAAACTCTTTCTCACATCTTAATTCTTCTTTTCCTACCATTGGATGTAGAGTTTCCACTCCTAATGCAGCAAATTTCTTAGTAATTCTTTTGTAGTATTTTACCACTTCATTAAAACTTCTACCTGAGATGGGTCTGGCAAAATAAATTTTCATTTTACTTACCTCCTATCTCCTTTAACTTCTCTTTAATTTCCTCCCCAATCATACTAATCCTCTCTCCCAAAATCATCTTCATCTGATGTTAATTCATCAAGATGTTGTAAGTCAATTTTTTCTACTAAATAGTTTCCCTTCTTAAATAAGGTAATCTTTTTATTCATCACTCCCCTCCCTCTGTTAGCAGTTATTTTTAAGATAGCTTCATTCTCTTTATTTTTAGAACGCCAGATATAAAATACATTATCAGCTTCCTGTTCAATAAAAGAACTATCTCTAACATCTCCTGTATCTAATTCTTGGTCTGGTTTTATCTTATGAGTATGAGCCACAATAAAAATAGTAATCTCTAAATCTACTGCCCACCGTTTTAATGTCCTCATAACTCTACCAATCTCCAGTGATGGATGAGTTTTTATCATAATATCAGCAAGAAAATGAAGATGGTCTATGAAGATAACTTTAATATTAAACTTAGCCTTAGCTTCCTTTATTCTATCGTATATCCAATCAAGATTTTTATCTTTTAATATTTTTGGCATATAAAAATGGGGTAAGTCTTCTCCAAACTGAAAAAGAAACTGCATAACAGGTACTTCATAAGTAAACCAAAGACATGGAACTTGAGATTCGGAAAAATGACATGTTAGTGTTTGGCAAAAAAGAGTTTTCCCATGCTTGGTAATTCCAGATACAACACATACTTCACCACCTAAAAAACCTCCTATTAATTCATTTAATGTAGGAAATTTTGTTTTATGATAAACAAGATTTTTATATTTCTCCTTTAATTCTTCCTTTAATTGATGTGAAGAAACAACCTCATCCAGACCTGAATATATACTTAAGTCTTGGGAAGCATTAAATGGGTCATTGTATAAATCTTCCATATCTATTCCTCTTTAAACCCTTGCTTTAATATTTGTTTTTTTATTTTTAACCAAAATTTTTTATTTTGTGGATACAATTCCTCAGCTATATCTTTAGCTAAAAACTCATGCTTGTTGCTATAATACGCCACATCACTTGCTTTACAATCTACATAAGCTATGCTCCATTTACCATTTTTTAAAAAATCTATATAATGAACAATTTCATGGGCTAAGAGATGCTTTAGCCATATTAAATTCTTTATTACTGGCTTTCTAATATATATTATTGGAGCAATGAGATTCCATTGAAACAGCCCATCAAAACCATCTAAATCAGTTTTTGTCAATTTTATCCTTATTGTTTTAGGTTTTTTGAATTGTAATCTTTTACATACATTATCTACAATGCTATTAATTTCTTTATTGCTTACTGGAAAGATTTTTGGTTTTTTTATTCTCATGTTTCTCTCCAATCTCTTATGTAAGTTAAGTTATCATTCCATCTTTTATCCCCTATAAAATTATGAGGAGATGGTACATATTTTCCATTGTTCTTTTTCCATTCTTCTGAAGTTTTAAATTTCCCTACTTGAGATATAATAAAGTTAGATAATTCTTCATCGGGATTTAATTTCTTCCATTCCCTTGAAGCATTAACCAGTTGTATCTTTTTAGGATAAACTTTCCAGAACTCCCAAAATAATTTAGGTGCTATTATTTTCTGAGATTTCTTTTGTTTTAAAATAGTTTCCTCTTTTGTCTTTTTTGTTTTAGCAAATTTCCATTTTGAGGTATCAGGATTAAGAGTAACAACAGTTATTTTATGTTTACCTTTTCTTTGGCAAACAATAATATTTCTTTTTTCTAAAACTACCAGAGCTTGCCAAGCACTATTAATATGAATATTGGTTGCATAGGCTATTTCATTTAGAGATAGAAAACTTTCATGGAACATGCAGTACAAAAGTATTTTCCATTCAACACCAGATAATGATAACTTTGCAAAAGCCTCCATTATATTTTTGGTAATAATTATTTCTTTTTGCATCGCATATAAAATGTTCCCTTACCAGAGCAAACAAAACATTTATCTTCTTTATGTCTTTTACTTGTTACATATAATACCTGACACTTAGAACATCTCTTAACTTCTCCACCTTCAACCTTAGCTACAAAAGATAACCAATAATATATAGAAGCCTCATATTCATTATTAGGAACGACTTTTGAGGTATTCATGTAGGTATCCACTTGAATTAAATATGATTCCATTTAATGCATCTTCTATAGATACTTGAGTCCAGTTTTCTGGAAATACAGCAAGTGGTTTAGTGCGTATATGAGTTACCTCTCCTTTATCTGTTTTTTCTCTATAAACATAATACCCTCTATGTAAAGCCCACCAATCTGCAAAATGTCTCCATGCAGATTTCATATATACTTTTTTATCTATTCCTTTTTGCCAATTATCACTATCCCTGTATGTTCCGTCTGATTGTATTCTATGTTTATGTAAATACTTAGCATAAGAATGTAAGGTCAATGGAGATAAAAATCCATCATAATCTAATTTGGTCGTGTCTTTATCTCTGGTTGCTCCAGTTGAAAATTTTCTCATACCTATATAATCTCTATCTCCTCCAGTTTGATATTTTCTTGTATCGGAAATAGGAGTATAGTCATATTCCATTTCTAATTCTCTACAGTTAAATGATGTATTTTGACAGTTAGGGCAAAATTTAGGAGCATTATATATATCACTAATAATGCCTAATGTGCAGGATGTACATATATACAATGCCTCTCTTATGTTAGACTTACCCTTAGCTACAGAGCTACATTGCCCACATAAATCACTTTTTTCTTCACATTGTTTAACTTTACACAATCTACATCTCATATTATATGCCTCCCTTTTTTAAGTTTACATAATCTTCCAATGCCTTACCAGTTAAAAATCCTTTATCTCCCATCTCAAGGAAAATCTTTACTCTATCAGCAGGAAAAAGAATTACATCTGGTTTCCTCTTATTCCTTGAGAGAATATCCTTCTTTAAATTACCACGTTTATCTGTCCAGTAATCATAAAGACAAGGTAAATCTTCCCTACTCTTTCGGGGTTTCGATTTCTTTAATTTTGATTCCTTCATTTGGTTTATTCGCTACAAATTGTTCTATGGGTTTTACTGAAATAGCTCCACATTTAATACATTGACTCAACATTCCCCATGCTGGTTCATTGCCTTCTGGCTTTTCTTCTACGCCTATCAACACAGAAGAAACAGGTCTTGGCACACAAACATGTTTTATTGTCTTTTTAATTTTATACATTTAAATCTCCATTTCACAATGTCCGCAGACACATTCTTCTATTTCTAAAGCCCATTTCTCTGGTACTTCTTCTGGTTTAAATTTATGTAATTCAATAACATCATCTACGTCACAATCACAAGTTCTTACCATTCTTTCCATTAATATAAGTTTACCTGTAACGACTTTTCTTATGTAGTATAATTTAGTATGATTGTCTTCTAAGTTTGTCCAATCTATTTCATAATCATCATTTGCTCCTCTACCTCTTACATTACCAAGAATATATACTCTATATGGTATCTCGAAAGTTCGCAAGGTATCAAGAATACTATTCAATTCTGATATTCTCGTACATTTATCCCATGACATCTTATTCTTCTCCTATGGTCTTTTTATATTCTTCCATCGAAATATCTTCATTATATAAAAGATTCTCTATTTCATCATTAACTTCCTTTTCAATAGATTCATTATTCTCTATAGCCCATAAATAGGGTGAATTGCAACAACCACAAGCACTAACATAAACTTTATGTTTTCTAATTAATTCTGCATATTCTTTTAAAAAAGCTATAACCATTTCTTTGTATATAGTTTCCATATTATCCTCCTAATAATTTAATGTTTATAAACATTGAAGTTACTGTCCCCATTGCAGCACCTAAAGTATATGCTACTTTATGGAGATAGTTTCCCTTAACAGCTTTATTTACATTAAACATCCAGCAACAAGATATACCTATTGAAGCAAGAAATGCAGCTACAAAATTTTGTTTAGATATATAAAATATCTGTGAACTAATTAATCCTATCTGGATAAATGCTATGCAGAAAACTAAAATCATTGATTCCACCATGCATGTGGCATCTCTTTATCTTGTTGAGCTTCCTTTTCTTTATAATAAAAATCTAAAATATAAGCCATTTTTTCTAAATTTTGTTGTAATCCTTTTATTGCATATACTGAATTAAGAAGTAATTCAGATAGATAATTAAGTGTAGGTAAGGGCAATTCTTTTTTAGCTTTAACTTCTTTTTTAGAGGGATACTTTTTTTGGAGGATTTTGCTTTGTGTCTTCGGAGATTTCCTTGTCACTTTTTCCTCCTTAAATATTATTAAAGACTCCAGCAATTGCAAGTAAAATATAGATTAACCATAAAGAACTTTGTGCATATTCTTTAATTCTAAAATTATAATATAACATTAGTGGATTCGACATAACCCATATTATGCTTGCGATTAAGGGTTCTCCTAATGATACATATGCACATCCTATTAAAGAACCTACTATACCCAAGGAAAGAATTGTTTTCTTTCCCTTCATTATTCATCTCCATGTTTTAATAAATATTTATTAGATACAGCCTTGAAAGAAACTCTACCCACTTTAGGATGATATGATTCTGGTATGGTTCTAAATACCAATCCTTCTCTTAATGTTAGTGGATTAATTTGAGAATATCCATCTGCCATGTTAAGTAAATCATTAATAGAATGATTTAAATAAAAATAATAGTTTAAAATTGGTACAGTGTAAAATCCATAATCAGCACAGAACCTTTCCATACCTAATCCATCTAAATATTTACCAGTATTTATATTAAATACACTAAATATTTTATAGGCATAAGTATCGTTAGCAAAATTATATTTATTTTTTTGGATACCACTTCCTATAAGTTCTCCATGAATAGCCCAATTACCTTCTGTTTGATTAAGTTTTTTTTCGATATTTTCTCGTCTTGCTACTTTCCAATATGCATTATCAGGTGTCTCTTTTAAATCTAAATTTCTGGAGCATACACTAAACTCACCATCTTTTATATAGCAAGTCATAGATGTTCCATTTAGTTTCTCAGAAACATAAAATCTTTTTCCCTTACACCATTCAAGAAGATATTCAAGATTTTGTACACGTTCCTCATCTGTCTTAATAAGAAAAGATGGATAGCTTCCCCTAACCAATCCTGATAAATGAGCAGGAATGTATGGCTCATATTTTTTAATTTCCAATAACTCTGTCACATCCATATGAACACAAAAATCATATACAGGACTTTCTCTGGTATCGCTTTTATATTTCTTGCCTTCAAGTATTGATATCGGAAACGCTATACCTTGAGATAATTGTTTGCGTAATTTAATAGTTTTAATTCTAAAATTTCTTGGTCTTAAAAATTCAAACTCTGGTTTCTCTGGAAGGATAGAATCAATTTCAACATATACACAACAATCTCCTGCTTTAAAATCACCTTTCCTGACTACTACTTGCCAACCATCTATTAAGGCTAACTCAATATTGTCAGCACCTAATATAGATACTATATCTTTAACAATTCTTACGGTTGCTAATTTTCTTTCCATTTTTATCTCCTATCTAAAGTCTATTGGCACAGCAAGAGACGATATAACCCTTTTCTTTGATGAGCCAAATAACCACTGACAGGGCTGCGTTGATGTTCCATATAACTTAAAAGCATAATCATCGTGAGGTATCCAGCATCCATTAACCAATAACTCTGCGTTTGGTGAGAGAGCTATTCTGTCTGAACGATGTCTGTGACCAATAATATAAAGATTATATCCATCTGGTAAATTTATAAGTAACTCTTTGGCTTTACGTTCAGCATAGGAAGTGGTGTACCCTTTGATAGTTTCTCCATGAGACATAAATATTTTATGTCCATAGTTATCTACGCTATAAAATCTACTATCAGGGATGTCAACCTTAATATTGCTATTACCCTCAAGAGTCATTCCAAGTATTCTATATAAATGATATTCAAAGTTATTCTCCACAGGTTCTTCCTCTCTGGCATTTGTAACGCTTCTACCATGATTTCCCACTACACATTTAACTCTTGTTTCTGGAAAGTATTTAGATAAAATATTAATCATATCTGCTAACTCTGCTATTGCACTCCAAATTTGCTTTCCCACTGGCATTGAAATCATATTTTTTTGTCCCTCAAAAATCCTATCATTATCCACAATATCTCCAAGCAAAAAGACATTCAATGCTTCAAAATAATATCCGTTCTTCCACAGAGTAAGTAATCTCATTACACTTTCCAAATATAGTTTTTGAAAATCTAATCTTATTTCATTATTATATGTAATTATTTTCTGATTGTTTCTGGTATCATACCATTCATTTACCTTCCCTATGTGCATATCAGATATAACAAGATTAAGTATTTCCTTTGACTTTTCTTTATTGTAGTTCTGTTTATATAAGGGAAACCTTTTTTGAAGATAATCATTGGAAACCAATTCCTTTAATGTGGCTATAAATTCTTCTGTAGAAAGAGAAGGAACTATAGATTTTTTGAACTCAGAAGGGAGAGCCTTGTCTATAGTTTTATGTTCCTTAAGTCTTCTTATCTTGCCCACAACAGAATCAAGAGTTCTATTTAGAGTTTTTGCCATTTCTTGTGGACTTAACTTTCCTAAGTTTTTTTCAAGATATTCAATTTCTTCTTCAATCCAAATATCTTTTACCATTTAAAATCCTCCCATTTAGTTCCTGAATATCTCTGCCATATAAGGGCATCGAGTTCAGCAACAGTTAGATTATATGCTTTAGCTATATTTTTAAATCTTACTTCATAAAAAAGATATTCATATTTGCATGTTGCATATCGAGTAGTAAAACCTAAAAATTTTAATATATGAGTATCAATAATGGCTAAGTCTTTATCACCTAAATTTCTAAGAAAATGAGATGCAGCCTTATAACCTAAGCCCTTTACTTCCTTAACTAAATATTCACGTTTATCATATGCAGAACATTCATTGCAAATAACAATATCATATATTATATCGAATTTTCTTTTCATCTCTATGAGATATTTGGCTTTTTGATTGTAGAACCTTACTGGTTTAAGTATATCCAAAAAAAATTCCATTTCAAAATTACCAATATCCCTTGCGAGATAATAAAATCCGATATCCTGCAACCTGTCTATAACTTTTCTATTATTTTTAAAGGTAGTTTGTGGAGCAGTAATACAGAAACATAAATCATAAAATATTTCTACTTTGGTTTTAGGTTTACCAAAGTTTTTAAAGGTTGCCTTAAGTCCTTCTCTTTCTTTTCTGGTTATTTTAAGTTCATGCATCTGTCTTCTTTTAAACCATAGTATTCCATTTCATTTTTGGTAAAATTACTTTCAACATAATCTGTACACTTTCCATCTTTTAAATAAGAACACCGCATACAGTGGATGCTACAATAATATACTAATGCTCTTGGAACTTTAATCTTATAACTTTTTTCTGTAGATTTATGCATCTACTCTCCCCTCTCCATCTTCGGTTGCGTATATTATATCTCCTATTTTCTTAAGCGTTTCTGGTAAGGAATTTTTTTGACAGTCAGTACATATAGCAACAAAATATACCTTATACTTATAACCCTGATTAGAGGGGGGTGTAAACGATGCTACACTTATTGTTGATGTATTACAAAGTATGCATGGATTAGTCATTGTATGTATTATACCATACTTAGATGGATTTTGTCAAGGGTTTTTTCTTAAATTTTCCAGTTTCTTTAAAGTATTCTAAATCATATATTCCGAACATAATACCTATGTTATTGGTATAAAGTCCCTGCAATACCATATCTTTTTCTTCGTCATTAAGTTCTACATTAGTAGCTCTTACAACCAGTGGTTTGCCTTTTATATCTATACTAAACCAATCATTACAAAATTGTCTTATTGTTACAGTTTGTCCCTTAAGTTTTCCTTTTAATATAATTGCCATTATTCTTCTTCTCCTTCCTCCTCAACGTCTTGATTAGCTTGTTTCCATTGTTCATATTCTTCATACATATGAGGCTTGCACCATTTACTATACTTACATCTTGGTTCATAAACAACCTCATATTCAGCGAACTTAACTTTGTGACCTTTTCCTATTTTGCTATTAATATGCTTATGTAAACCCCAATCAGTTTCAAATTCCCTACCTTCACCTTCATTGCAAGTATAGCAGAACGGTTTCACAACCATACTCTTTCTTTCTTTATAGCACATCCAAGGTTCACATTCGGGAAGGTGTTCTATGTTATGATTACTTAGGGCTAACAATAAATCATCTCTTAGTTTTAACAGTTCAGCTTTAGTTTCTTTTAATTCTTTATCAGTAAAGGTTACTTCATAACAAAAATAATCAGGTTCAGTATTTCTTCTATTTTTATCCATTAAAATAAGATACCACACAAACAACATCCCCCTGTTCCTGTTTTTCATGGCACAGTAAGCTCTTAATTGCTTTAGGTAATGTGAATACTTTTCTGCTTCCTGTCCTTCCTTTACTAAAAATCCACGTCTGGTAGTTTTCATTTCAGTAAGTAAATCTTTTACATTTGGCGTAGAAATATATGAGTCTGGAGTAAACCAAATCTGTTCCCATTCCTCAGCCTGTCCATGTTTCCAATTAGATATATATAAAAATACAGCTTCATGAGCTTGTCCAGATAACCAATAAATAACTTCTTTTTTAATAGGAGGTAGAGGCTTAATCTTTCTCCAATATGCCTGTTTAGGAGAAAGTAAATCTGAGAGATGAATACCTTCTCTTTCTCTCTTACTAAATTCAGTTTGAATAGTTTTTAGGATATATTCTTCGATGGCTTCATTTCTTTTGATTTCCATCTTTTATTCC